TGATGACGTTTGCGGCGCCATTCAGCCTTATATAAATCTTCATGCTTTACTTTTATACCATTATAGAATGGAGCTAACCACTTTGCTATAAGATACCTACCTTCTTTCTTATACTGATTCTCATAGAAATTTACTTTCTCAAGTATGATATTAAGTTTCTTTACATAGTTTTTATCTGGTATAATTTCTGGATGTATAATGAACAAGTCTTTCAGTTCCTGTAAACTCTTGTAAGATTGTACTATATCCTTCCACCTATATAATAAACCTGGTGTAAATGGAGTAGAATTAGATAAATAATCAGTATATTCTTTGTCCAGTTGTGATATAGCTTCTGCAGCATTTAATATAATGTGATATAAGGAAGTAGTAGTCGATTGTTCTGATTCAAATATATCCATTAAATCTTCCAGAGAACCACGTTGCCCTATATCAAATCGTTTACGTGCAATTTTTAACCTTGCGTCTAATTCTGACTTAAGCTTTTCTAAAAGCTCACCTGCTTCTGATGCAGATTCAGTAACGTTTACAAAGTCTTTTTCGCCACCCTCTTTTCTAAACTTTTCTCTATTTTCTAATGTGCTACTATGTAAATAAGCTTCGTCCCCTTCATATATACGTCTAGTCCTATGATGTAATAACATCTTATTTGATTCATCAAAGAATGGTAATTCTAATATTTCCTCAGACTCTGTATGTACTTCAACTGACTCTACTTTTGTATAACCTTTACTATCAACATTAGCTACAAATTCTTTACCAGATGCATACTTATTACTTTTAATCTCTTTACCTTTGGCAACAGCATCTAATTTAACAATAGATATAGAAGAAACAGGAAGTTGTAAAACTTTCTGTATCATATAAGCATACATAGATATCTGTAAGTGATCTACTTCTTGCTGAGTGTGGCTACTCCAAGAATTCTTACGATTATAATAGTCAAACCTACTGTAACTTAATTCAAATTCGCCATTTGATTGTTCTACTAGTGGACGTATCTTAGTTTTAAAATCATACAGCTGTACACGACCTGTGTCTGTTATTAATATTAAGTCAATTATACCCACAAACCCTTTTTCTGGATCACATATTTCTACTTCTGTCAAAGCAGTAGCTTTACCCTTAAGTTTTTTAAATATCTTTTCAATATCCTTCTTAGCTTGGGGTGTTAAATTAACCTTGTACTTATCTGACAAATCATCAATGATATCCTTAGATATATTATCTACATGACCGTGTATAGTTTTACCAATACGTAAAGGAAGTGCATCTTCATCTGACGCCTCGACAGATCCGTACCCCCATTTTTCTGCCATGTATCTCTTAATACCTATAAGAGGTTGTTTGGTGTTGTCGTCTATTTTAAGGAATCTCTTTTCTTTAATCTTACCATTTACTTCTACATCTTCCTTGACAATATTTTTACTAGCATCTAATAATTTTGTTTTAATTTCATCTATGGTAAAAGGAGTTGACTCACCCTCTACTTTAAATGGTGCATTTCCGCTAAGATCATATTCACCAGAATAACTCTCTTTTAATTCCCCTGATCCAAATATTTCACCAAGGCTTAATTTAATGTTAGGGTCTGCTATAATATAAGCAAGCTCTACTAAAGTTGTATTTGGTTTAAGTTTTGATACATCTACAACACCAAACACATCAGCAACAACTTTTATGACATATTCCCATACTTTTGTTAAAGCCTTAAATAAACCAGTTTCTTTATCTACTAATTCATTACCGTAGGTTTCTAACAAGTGTGTTAGTAATTCATCTTTCTTAGCTATTTGAGTGTAACCAGGATATTGAGAATTTATATAATCCCACATCTCCTTCTTAAACCCATCACTCATATTTTCAAATTCTTTCCACAAATTATCATGCAACTCAGAATTGTCTCGCTTAATATGATTAAGAATTAAATGACCAAATTCATGTATTACATCTGATGTAGCTAGTTTGTCCTTTCTAAATATTGCTACAGGATGCTTACCGGTTGTTCTAATACCGGCCGCAACACCACTTGGCAATTCTCCTTCTTCAGCAAAGTCCCATGCATACCCAAATTTATTAGACATCTTAGATACAAAACTTATTAACTTTTTGGTAGATTGTGGGAAGTCTAACTCAGGTTCTTCTATAAAATTATCATACCATTTACCATGCATATCTGTATATGAGTCAAGATAAAACCGTGATTTCATACGCAATGCATCATACCTATTATTATTAGTAAGTTGGAGTAATTGATTAAACAAAATACTATCATTGCCATCAGGGTCTTTATCAAGATTATTACCCTTGTTACGATCCCATAACGCATGAATTATTTCAGTAGAACCGAATACTTCAAATAGTTCTTTATAATCGTTGCTAGATTCATTAATACAATAATCCATATTACCCCCTACACTTTTTAGTTGTTTCAGAACCGTCTTTAACGTCAGATGCATTCAAGTCATTTACAACTTCTACACCACCAGCAGGTTTCCTAAGTAGCTCTAATGCCTCACGTATAGTCTTTTTAGTCCTATTCTTGACACCAACATTTAAATATTCCCTATTACCAGCCACATTTAATATACGTATATCATTCTTTACAATCCAGTCTGCTAATTCTTTTTCTGTTGGATTTACTAAGAAAGGTTTGTCGTTGGCTTTAGTCGCCCTCTCTGTAAGACCATACCCACGCTTTTCATCTTCTGTTATGTGGCCAAACCAAACCGTACCACTAGAATTTTTTACATTCTCTGCCGTCCTGTCCGAGTAAAAATCATCCCAATATTTATTAGTATCTTTGACAATCCTAATGGTTTTCTTACCTTGTTTTAGCCTATAGTAATCACGAAGTTTATAATTTGGTATATTTTTACCCTTTTCTGGCTGTTGATTGTAACCATAAGCGGCAGTACCACCAAACTTAAGACCCATTTCATCTGCTATTTCAAGACCTGCTTCATCTGCACCAGTCTGACCACCAGATATAATCTTTTCTATGACATTAAAGGGAGATGGCGGAGACAATTTGTTCATGTCAAACTTAGTTGGTTTACCCCACTGTTCAGTAGAGAAATCATTCTGAACCTTACTTATTAACTTGTGTTTACCCTTTGCTATAACGTCTGCTATCTTATTTTGAGGAGTAGATTTACTCTCAACCCATTCAAATTTAACAGTGCCGCCGTTATTTTCAATACTAGTTATATACTCTTTAGCCATGTCTGTTAAAATCTTTATAATAGGCTCTTTAGCATTGTATTGCGGCTTATTCTTTAGATTAACTAAGTTATTTTTTAATAATAACATAGACATCTCATTGTCATTACGTATGTGTAAGTGCTCAGAAGTGTTCCTAAATGCATATAAAACCGTAACAACAGAGTATAACTCGGCAGTTGGGTTACTTATATTATCTGGCACTTCAACACCAGCATTCTCTGCTAATTTGGCTATAGAAGAACGTATCTTCTCATCATTACGATATAAGTAGTACTCTTTGTCACCAAACTTTGAGTAACCACCAATGCCCATACCATTTTCCCCTTTGGCTGAACCATCAACATCTATATATATGGGATGGTCCCTTGTTGTTTTATTGTCCACAGACTGTTTAATATTACTATCTAATGCTTCAACTTCATCATCATAACCAGTTGCTAAGCTACGCTGTTTAACAGCCTTTTCAGCATCTACTTCGGCTTGTGCGTTAAGCTCAGACTCTTCTTCCCTGGCTGTCATTGCTGCATCATTATTCCAAATAGATGAGGACGGTTGATTAGATTTGTCTTTAACTATCTGATTCTCGAATGATACACCATTAAACAAATTACGTTGAGATTCACTCATAAGTTTTGGATCTGTTAATACCTTATTGATCATTTGGTCTACGGTAAGTAATAGCTTCTGTGCATGATTTGTTGCAAATACAGAACGTATATCACCCTTCTTAGTCTTAATACCATACTCATGGGCCATAATACCTTTATTACCAAACCCTTTAAATGGCACGTTAACATAGTAAGGATCTAACGAATGTCTGTCATAACCAACATACTCATACAAATCATTAGAACTGTCTATTACATAAGGTATAAACACATGATTCTTATCTGCATTACGACCTAGCCAGAAACTCTTAGGCATATCTTCATATCTCAAACGTATCATAAGAGGCTCATCATCCTTCGTTACAAAACGTTCTGCAACAATGGTGTCCACAACACTAGGGACAGTTGCGAAAGTATCTGCAGTATTTAAGAATACATCTCTCTTAGCATCTTGGATATATTTAATATAGCCATCTGGTGCATTGAGTTCTTTCAATAAACCACTAACAAAATTATTTAAACTAATAACCCTACCATCATACTCAAGCTCTTTATTTAATGATAAAGGCATCCACGAAGCATAAGAAAATCGCTTATCCCTAAAAGCAGAGGTATAAAATGAATACATATATAAATATATACCAAGATCTCTCAGCTCTTTCTTATCACTATAAACTATCTGTTTAAACGAATCAACCAGCTCATCCTTTTCTAAATCATCACGCAATGACCTATATAACGTTTTAATATATGTATAAACAGAGCCACGATTATCCTTGAATTTAAGTATATTATCGGAAAAGTCTACAACTATAGAGTCCATAAAAGCATTACCCTCTAATTCTTTGGATAATGGGTGTGTACCATTTTTTAACTGAATTAACATTTCAAAAAACTTATTACCACGTTTTTCGAATAATAACTTAGTTAATTTAGAATGATCCATACCAAAACCATTTACAGGATCAGCAAAAAACTTACCCATAAAGAATGTTACCAGTTCTTCTGACAACATATTTAATAAACCCATTCTATTATACTCTCCTTGTGGGGTAACAGTTACTAATTCCTCTAATAACTTCCTAAACCCATATGACGAATATAAACTTTCATACTTTAATATTTCGTATATCTTAAACATACTATTCCTTATGAGTGTAGGCAAAAATGTATCGCCAGCCTTGTATTCATAATTAGGATTAGCTGTTAGTATTTTTTCAACATTTGTAAAATCTTCACTGTCTATAATATTCTGTATAGATTTTATGAAATGTAATATTTCTGTAGGTTTTGAACCATATTTTTTTGTATCTACCCTGCAGGCTAATACAAATGCATTGAGTTTGGCTGAGGCTTCTTTTAAAGCCCCTAAGTGCCACAATATAGATAACTGACGCTGATACCAACCCTTTGTACGTAAAGACCTTTTATTAAATGCTTTTGCATCTTCACGCATAATAGGTATAGACCTCTCATTTAAAAGTTCACTTAATGGAATCAACGAATTTTCTAAGAATATATCATACTCTAATTCTTCTTTCTTAAAGAAGCCACCATCAACAGCATTAGTTGCATACTCTTCTCTAGTATCCCCCAAAGGATCTTTAGAGTCTATCGACGTAATAGTACTGAAACGTTTACTACCTGTAGCAGACTTAAAGAAATTAGAACTATAGCTCCTTATGGCAGGCTGTGCTATAAAATCAAACACAGGTTCCCCAATACCGGCACGAACTAAAAAGTTCACTACATCGTGTGTAGATTCATTTATATTCAACGGGGCTGCGGTTGGTTTATTAACACCGTCCACGTTTATATCAATCAAAGCAGATATCCACGAGGTTACAGCCCTGTTATCTTCACCCATAACTCTGGCTAAAGATACTTCCCCTTTCTTATTAAACCCTAAATCTATATCATATTTTAGGGAAACATCTGCCATCTGAGTTAATGAATGGTTGTTATTATTTAAAGCATACGGAGCTATACCAAATACGGATGCAGCAAATTTTTCCTTAGTGTGTGCCTGAAACGACGGGGTTGTTGTAAACAGAGCAGGTACATTCCTAATACTCTGCCTAGAATAAACTTCCTCATAATAAGCAGACTTGTTTTCTAATAAATCTGTGCAAGACCCCAAAGGAGTTGTCATATTTAGGAAGTGTTTCTCATCACTTAACACTGTAAATAAACAATCCAATAGCCTGTTACAACAAGCGGCATTAGTATTCTGGAATGAAATTGGTAACTTTTTAAAATCTTCTAATTTCTGTAAAACACCAGACTTAATAAGAATGCCCTTCAACATCTCATAATCCACATCTTCTAACTGCTTATCAACCTTACGTTGTAAAGGCATGTTGTATACAATCTCCTGTATCTCCTCTATCCGCCTATTAGCTGTGGCTATATCATCTTCAAGAGCTTTATTGTACTCTTTATTTTTAGACTTACTAAGTTTATCTAACATAGACTCACGCCTAGTCATCAATAAATCTAACTCTTCCCCATACTCTTCATTTACAGAATCTATTTTAGACTCTATATCACTTAACCTAAATTTGTTATCATAATCTTTAAAATATTTTGACAGCAGCCCACCAGCAAACATGTCTGGGTTATGCCTATACACAGAAAACAACTCTATTACTTTATCCTTATACCTTTCTTCTGCAGTACTATTCTCATCTGTTTTAAATGCAACTTTCTTGAGCCCTTTAAATGCATCACCATCATATTCATGTTCATAATTAAACATGGCTACGAATAATTTATCAATATCAAAGTCAGAACCAGTAAGTGCAGTAAACTCTAAAGGAAGTTGTATAATATCCCCGGTTTGTTCTGGCAGAAACTCTACTATCTTTAATTTAACAATGGAGTTCTGGCCTTGTGTAGGTACACGGTACCCAAATATAAGAGTTTCATCATCCAATAATTTCTGTAAATCCTCTTGTGTAATAACATGCCCAGCAGGGAAAAACGCCTTAAATAACCGAGCTGACACCCTACATTCCATAGCATATACTGTAGATGAACCAGCTTTTGACCTTGTCATCTGTAAATCAGATTTATAATTATGCGTACCCATGCCATAATCAGACATCTGATAAAGCTGATTACCTGGTGTAGATAACGTAACCGTCTCATCATCTACAAGAGATTTTATCCTAGAGTATATCCAACGTCTGTTAGGATAAGAGTCTAGTTCTAAATACTTTTTACCATCTGCCCCTACCTTAAACGATTCAACAACGTCTTGCGATTTGTTAGCAGACTCTGCATCCTGACGTAAAGTATTAGTAAAGACCTTCTGTGATACTTTACCATTAACTATACCAAACTTAGCATTAACCTTGTGTACACCAAAATCACTAGCAGCAACCCTAGATTCTGACATAGCTTCTAATAACTCTCTACCGGTCTTAAACGAACCGTAAGGAGAGTTCATATCTATATCTGCCATACCAATTTTGATACCAGCTGTACCAAAGTTCTGCCTAGCTGAATCGTGTGGATCTGTAACTTGCTGATGTTTTAAATTGTCAAAAGACTGCTGGAATACTAAAGACTCAGAGAAGTCTGTTGTTTTATTCCTAGTATTTTCATTCTCAAATAAATCAACACCGGCCAATGCGCCTACTTTGACAGCACTATTAAAGTTATATACATCTACCTTTTCTAAGTTCTTAAATTCCTTTTTAGACTCCATGCGGTCCAACACCTTTTCTAGATGTGTGCCTTTAACATGCTGCCTAAACAAGGTGAACATAGCCATTTTGTTGTAAATAAGCAAATCAACCCCATTAAAATTGTGGTTGCCCATATACATTGTCTTCAAAGGATTGAATACAATATTGCTAGCCTCAATTATTTCTTCTGGAGTTAACTCTTTATCAGACTGCAGTAAATTATAAGCCCTTTCTAACCTTGCATCCTTACCCCAAATACCCATACGGTCTAATATCTGCTTATACATATAAGGAGATATCAATGCCATACCATCGGTAGCATCAACCTTTCTAAACTTACTAAGCCTACTCTCTGCTAATGTTTTTGCTAATTCTTGTATATCTTTTAACTTTGATCCATCTGCAAGTTCTTCTTTTGATAACCTGTTTTTTAAAAGTTTCTCATACAAGCCTGTGTGTTTCTCTACAAACTCTGGGTAGTACTTTGACTCAAAAGACTGTGTGTTGAATACAGAAACATTATATGTATTACCCCTACCATTATACTTAGCCCTTAACCTTGTACCAGTAGAACCTACACCAAACCAACGTTTGTATACATCTTCATATACATCAAACTCGGAGTCTGTAAGTTTACCTTCCATTGCCCGGTCCTGACCACGTTTATTACGCTTAAATAAGGCAGGGTCCCCAAGAAACATTTTCTCAGACTCCACAATACCCATCATAGTATTAACCATGACTTTGGATATTACAGATAACATTGCAAAGTTGTGTGGCTGTTCTTCTAACATCCTGTGATTGTCCACCATACTCTGATCAAACAGTTTGTTGTATAATAACAATTCACCAGACTCTTTACGCTCTTTTTCTGTATTTGACCCTATAATTTGTTGATCATATAAGAACCTTATATCATCCTTTAGCCTATCATTAAGTAAGTTATTTATCTTGGTACGAACTTCCTCTGGGGTTTGTAGCCCTTCAAAGCCTTTAAAGTGTATAAAATAATAAGCGTTGCCTTGCTTTAAATTATAGTTACCACGATAATGATAATTAGCTATAAGCTTGTGTTTTAAAGCCCTTATCTGCTTATCTATACTCTTTATGTCTACCCCTGGTTGTTTTTTAAGATCCTGTAACCTTTTATTCTCAGCCTCATATTCGTTACGTTCAATTACAGCTTTGTCAATTCTATCTTTCTCATCTAAGTAATAACCATAGAATAAATCTAACACCTCGTCTGTAAACTGTACATTGCCATCCTTATCGGAACTCTTTATGACATGTAATATATCTCCTTCAGCATCCTTTATACCTACAAGCTTAACACCTTGCATAAAATAATAAGTCTGCCTATTAGCTATAATAGGGAATGGTAACAGTCCGCCTTTAAGAACAGAATTGGCCTTAAGTAAATAATCTTCAATTGTATTTATCTTCAAATATTCACGACCACGATCCGCCCTTGCCCCAGATTTAAATGCAGCTAATGTAACTAATTTAAACTTACTTCTGTTAAGTTTTGCTTGTTCTTCATTAACTGTTTCACCAGGAACAAATGAATTCATTATTCTTGAATGACCATTATAACGCCTGGAAAGTTTATCTTGTGCCCACTTAGGACCACGTTTTATTTTACGAACTATATCTGTAGCATGATTAAGTTTAGCATACCTGTAAAAAGACCCACCTTGTGGACCTAGCACCATACCAGCTTCTTCGTGTGTATTAACTTCAGCATAAGCTGTAGCCAACGATAAGAAGTGTATGTTACCCATAGGGGTTGTTGGTTTATCATCCTCTGTTATAGTTTCAGGGGATAGCATATCCAATATATTAGATATAGCAACTTCTAAGTTATCCTGTAATTGGTTGTCTGGATTGATATTATGTGTATACCTACGTAATACAGAGGTACTTACATCAATATGCATCTTAGATAAAGCCCTAGCTACCCTAGTGTACAACTCTTCTAATTCAGTGTCTGATAACTCATTACGCCCGTTGTTGCTGACCTCTCTATAATAACCTTCTACTACATCCCTATAATCTGATGCAAGTTCTGTAAAGAAATCTTTATTTACTTTCTTATCCCTTACAGAAGTATCTTCTTCTTTAACACCCTCAATAATTTTATTATCATACAGTATATATTCTGCCCACCTTAGAGCAGTACCACGTTTTAATTCAGAGTGTGCAGCGTCATCAAACGTTATATTAATACCAGCATTAGAGCCTTCACCAGACTTTATCCTATGAAATGAAGCATTTATAAACTCATGTCTGTGTGCCTCAAAGGTTGTTTGGAACTGAGTCCTGAACGATTCGCTTGACTTCTCTAAATAAGAGGCTAATTCTATATATGGATAATACTCTTCACGTTCACCTACTGCTTTGATCTCGTCAATCATTTCATATACATCATCATACTTGATAATGTCATTCAACAGCTTAGCCCATACCTTATTACCATTAACAAATCCAACTAAACCAGTAGACTCATTAATATCATCAGATTCGTGTAATGTATTTATAACAAATTTAACGTTTGCTAATGCATTTTCTTTTAATGGCTTAAAGTAATCAACATCACCAAAAGAACCAAGGCGTACCGACTTCTCTTCTGAGTCTAATGATGCAAAAAAATCATCTGAATCAAAAAACTCATCATTGTCTGTATCCCGTTCCCTGTGTATAATACCGTTACTACGAAGGAATTTGCTTATATAATATTTAAAAGAATTAAATTTAGAATACTCGCCATTCTCTCCTTTTTCACCAAGTACATCTTTCAATAAGGACTGAGACTTTAAAGCAACATTGCGCTCAGCCTCTGATGTTTCTTCATCTTCTATTATGCTCTGTAATTCACTTATAGTGTTATTTAAATCATTAATTAAGGGCTGCCATTTAATTTTACGCACCTTACTTAAGTCACTAATCTTATTTGCTGCAAACAACCTACAAGATAGATATTTAGTAATATCTGTTATGTCCTTATACGAAGATATGGTATCAAACTGTAAACCCATTAACTCTCTTAACCTCGGCTCAACACCCAAATTCTCTGAACGTATGTTAGAGAACCTGTAACGACCAGAATAAATCTGATTAAACAGTCTCTCTATGTCAGAGTGTGTTAACCCTTTACCAGCTACCCTATAAAATACAGCCTTTATAAAATCTACAATCTCTTGGAATATGCGTTTAATAATACTAGGTTGTGACTCCTTACCTTTCATTAGTACAAAATCACGAAACTCCTCTGCTAATTTCTCCTCAACTTGGTTATCTGTAAACTCTTCTTTAGACATTCTATATAACTGCCTAGCAGATCTATATATAGCCTCACGCTCTTGTTTAGTAAAGTAACCTAGACTAACTCTGTGAAAACCTTCGTGGTATATAGTACCACTTTCTGCTAATTCATATAGTTTTATAGCTTCACTAGAATATATAGCCCATGCACGTTTACCATGTAACATCATGTTAGATAAACGCTTTTCAACTTCAACGTCTTTAATATTTAATTTCTTACGTACCCACGACAACTCTTTTTCTAAGTCTTGCTTATCATAAGGCTTACGTACAGAAATCTTACGTTCCCTAAGATGTACCTGACCTTTATTCATAACATCAGATACAGACTTTTTACCTTTGACTTTCTTTGTTGCCTTTGGCTTATCTACTTTAACCTCTTCTGTAACTGTAACATTCTTATCTGTCTCCTCTGTTACCTCTGTAGATGCAACTTTAGTCTCTGCCTTATCTGGTTCACCAACAATTATACCAAAGTTAGATGCTGTCCTATCTAACCCAAGTTTAACAAATGGAGTGTCAAATAACAGACCATCTTTGGCCTCTAAATCAGTTGTAACAAAACCATTATTGACAAGAAACTCAACATAAGATTCGCCTGGTTTACGAAGTATTTCAGATGTAGATGTATAATCAAACCCTTTATACATAACATCTTTTACTTGTACCTTTAAACCCTTTTTACCTAGCCTAAAACTACGACCTTGTAAAAATGAACCGTTTAATTTCTGACCTATTCTTTTATGTTCTAAATGTACAGCATATGTTTTATTAGGAGCACTAATAAGTTTTTTAGTTTTTAGGTCATATTTACCAGATACCCAATCTACAAAACTCTCAACACTAGATTGATAGGCTATACCATCCTTACTATTACCAACAGGAGACGTTAAATCAATAACATTATAATCAACCAGCTTTGTAGTACCCGGTGTAGAAGTATTTATTGGGTGTGGTTCTACTGATACACCATAACACAAGTAAACAGCATTTATATTACCCTTATCATCATATCCACGTTTAAGAAACAGCCGCTTGTTTTTCAAAGCAAATCTGTGCCTTTCTGACATACGCTTATATTCATTAACCCCAGAATACCTTTCGCTATCTGGATTAGTTAATTCTTCACCATGTACAACTAACAGATCTAATAATTCTCCTGCAGAGATATTATCAATAACATTCTCACCCTCTTTATCTTCCTTAGTAGACCCAAGTGGTGTATTATAATAACCTATATCATCCTTACCAGACTTCTCATCTGTTCTAGGAACTATCTTGCCTAACCCACGTACTTCACTCTTAGCTAAATTACTAAAGGCATGGAATAAAAGAAACGCATGATCACGAGAAACAAACGACTTGTTTAGTTTAACTGCAAAAGGTTTGCCATTAACTGTTAAACTAGTCTTAGCAAACACAGAACCAGTAGAAGATGAATTAAAATCCATCACCACTGTCTCTTCTGCAGACTTAACTAACCTAGGGTTTTCGTATTCATCTGTTACCTTTTCATCCGGTGTCTTGGCACTACGTATCTGCTTTGATAACTTTGTAGATGATTTAAGTACATATAATTCTAATTCATTAACCGGTGTTTTTAATGTTTCTGCAACATTACGTTTACGAGAATCAACAGAATTAGATTTGTCTATGTTTAATGGATTACCACGGTTTGTTGATAAACCTTTGGTATATATTTTATCTCCTTTAATAAGATGCTTAACAATAGCAAGACGCATATCCTTATAAGCCTTGTATACGTCTTTATTAGTTAAAGAACCTAACGTTTTACTTAATGTATGAAGATATAACCCCTCTGTAAACGGCTTACCATTTATAGTTAACCTAACAGATATAGGGAGTTCCCCATAAAAAGAGGGTATAGACGATAATACTTTTAAATTCTCAGCAGACAATTGTTTCTTGCCCTTTAAGAACTCCTCTATAAGTTCAACATACCCTTTTGGTAAATTCTTATGAAGACCTTTTTCAGACTTCCACTCCTTTAACTTTGCCTTAAAATCTTTGTTTTCTACATCAATAGAAAATTCTGCAGTAGCATTATCTAAATATTTCTGATTTTCTGGATTAGATATAAACTTATTAAAACCTTCATTACGTATAATAAGCTTAGGTGTCTGACCATTATTTACTAATTCTTTAGCCTCTTCATCGGTCACATCTTCATAATGTGCCCATGAAACAAATTCCATCAGACCTTTCTCTGACTCTTGACTAGGCGATTTGTGGGTGTTTGTTTTACGCCTGTGTGCATCTTTGATACTTATTGCACCAAACACTGTAGATTTAACATAAGCATCCCAATCATCGGTATCATCCTCTGCTAACCCATTATCTATCTCTTTAACAGTTTCTGGAGATACAGGCTTTATACTAAGTCCTGATAAGTGTACCTGTTTACCTTTATCCCTTTCGTCTAAAGATGTTACAGTGTAAAAATTATCAGCACTTTCTAACTTTGGTACAATATCTTGCCCCTTAGAGTCCTTTGTAGCGTACTCTACTTCATCAACAACACCAAGTCTATCTTCACCTGTCTCAGGATCTTTGTAGCTAACTACACTACCTTTAAATACTTTACCATCATCCTCTGTTGTAGGTTTGCTTGGTGTAGTAGGTTTGCTATCAGGCTTCTTCTTACCTAATTCATCTGCTGTTAACCTAGCTTGCTCTAATTGGTCTTTAAATTCTTCAATACCAACGTTGTAAGACTCTAATGCCTCTTGTGCATTTAAATAATTACTTACATCAGACTGAGATATAACACCTGATTTCTTTTCTGTACCAAGTAGTTTTTTATCAACAACCCTTTGATCTTCTGAAACATTAGGGCTTTTACCAAGCTCCTTTGCTTCATCACTTATCTCCTTAACTCTCTTTTGTAAACCCTGTTTTATTTTACCTAAAGAGTTCTTCTCAGCTTCTGTAGCCCTATTATTAGCGGCCCTTTTATCTAACTGAGATATCCTTTTATTCAGTACATCTTTCTCATGACGTGCTGCAAATATTTGTTGACCTTCTATAGATAATTGTTCATTCTCTGGGGTTGGTGTATTATACCCTAATACTTGTAACCCTTTTAAATTCTCCTGTGCTTGCTTCTGTTTGCCATTTAAAAACTCTAACATGTGGTTAGCATGTGCAATTGACCTAGCTATTGGTCTGGCTTTGTTTTCTTCAACCCCCTTACCAACAACTTCAAGCATAGCATCTTTATACTTCTTATCTATACTCTCTATAGATTTCTTTAAGTCTGTAGCTATTTCGTTATGCCCCTTCATGAAAGACCTAGTACCAGATTCCATTTCATAATTAAGCAACACATTCTCATCACCACTGGCTAAAGCATCTATCATATTAAGTAAATGCTCCTTATTGCCTAGCTCTATAGACTTAAGACCTGTAGCAGCTACAAAATTCTGTATAGCTGCTTCTTTCAGCGCCTCATCACCAAGTTCCTCAGCTGCTACATAATCAGATTTAAGTTTATACATTAATGTAGACCAAGTATTAATATTCTTAATCTTAGTCTTTGCAGCCTCTGAAAACGCTTTAGCATTTAGACCTGCCATAGTAGCTTGCATAGCACCAGCCCCTAAAGCACCAAAAAATATATTAGTCCAAAGTTCACCATTATCATACTCATCTCCTAACACAGATACTAACGAATTCTTCTTTTCAGGATTATCCAAGTTAGCTATCATATTAGCAGACTGCTTATTTACTAAGAACTGATAATTTTCTTCTACCAACCCTTCACCAGCCATGTTGCCTATTTGTTTAGCAACCTTACTGGCATAGAACTTTGGCATATCCATACCAACTCGCTTAGCAACTTCTGCAGAATTCTCAACTGCCTCTTTTGCTATACCTTTAACACCTGGTTTAATTAGCCTACCTAATAACATATACTCTGGTATGTCTTGTAATAACATAACCCAGTTTTTAGCATAAGTATTAGAAGCTGACACTGCAGCAATCTTAGAAGCCTCTTCTGATACAACAGACTCCCATTTGTTTTTTATTCTATTTAAATCCTTTTGATATTGTTCCTGTGTATATTGCCCTGGCTTAGGACCTAATTCTGGGTCCACCGGAGTAAATACAGGTAATAATTTAATCTCAGAATCTATTTGATTAGCATATTTCTGATACAATTTTTGCTTAGCTATTTCAATATTCTGTTGATGATCACCACTAGCTTCCATCAAACTCTCCATGTGCCTTGACATAATGGCCTGACCAGTAGCAGTACTAAATAACTTGCTATACTTACCAGCCTTACCAGTCATACCAACCAATTTACCAACCGCAGATAAGGCTTTCATACCACCTACTGCAGGTAATGCTAAAGATATACTAGACGCAATGGACGGAGCATTAGACATCCACCATTCCCAAGATGTAGGATTAAATTTAGGTGCTGTCGGATCTGTAAATACAGGAGTAGCCTCACGAGTCCACCCCTTAATCCCTTTAGCAAAATCAGTTAAAGCATTACCAAACTCTTGTTCAGTACCCTCTGCTAAATCCACCATCATAGGAAGATCTACCAAATATGATAACCCTTCTAATGTACCTGCAAACATCTCACCAACAACGGCTTGATTGAGTGCAGCAACAAATTTACCAGCATTAGTCTGTTCCCTAGAAAGCAAAATAGCATTATACTCGGGATCGAATTCGGGGTGATACATATCATCCAAAATTCTATAAACAGCTTTAGGTATTTCTACATCGTCTGTATGTATACGACCTATAAGCTCTTGACGAGATAATGCTCCTGCATTTTTAAATTTGTCGACATCTATTTTAAATTTTGGACCTTCCTCTAACCCTGTCATAGAGTTTATAGGTTCAGTACCCAAGGGAGTGTCGTTTAATATTTCTCCTTGAGGACTTTTTAATATGTTATTATTCATTTACATTAAATAATATTGTATAAATAATTAGTAATGGCAAAAGGTAAATTCTTTAAACCAACTGGTTGCTTAGTCATTTCTTGACGTATACCATCTTTTATTAAAACTGGCATTATTAAAGGAGATTGTCCATACCTTTCAAATACTATTTTATTGTTAGGAGATTCCCCTATTGCTCCCAATTTTGTAAGACTTATTTCTTCACCATCATATATAGCTACACCATCTAAAGCCGCTTTTACACTTGGTACTGTGAGTTGTTGAAATTTTGTTTTAGTTTGATTCCTGTTAGTTAATTCTCTAACAAAACTTGATAATTCTTTATCACTATCAAAAGGTATCTCTACTATAAAATTACTACCACTAGGCATTCCACTTTCGTTAAGCATATTAATCTTTATTTTAGCCTTATGAGAATCTGTTACATTATTATCCAACCCAGTAATTGTAAAACCAGAACTATTTGCTATTGCTTCTTTAATTTTTTCAGATTTTTTAATAGGTTTACCTTTTTCATCAAAGAAGGATTTTTCATAATTATTTGGATTATAAATAGTATCAGTTACCTTTTTACTAGATATACTAGAATACTTTTTAGATACCCCGTTTTTGTCAAAATAAGTGCCTTCAAAAGCGCCTATATTTTTATTATAAGCAAACATACCATTAACAATAGTATATGTATCTTGTGTAGGCTGTAACTTATTGTATTCTTGTAACTTATATTTTTCTATGTTGTCTTGCTCTTTTGAAATTTTCTTAGTCAAATCATTAGACTTACCTACATAATCTGCTAATATTTGTTCATTGGATAAATTGGCTTTTTGATATTCATTAAAAATTTCTTTGCGTTTCTTATCTTCCATTGGCATCAACGGATTAGAAAAATAATTAAGCCTATAAGCATCTGCAATATTTTCTACCTTACCTTTAAGTAATGGATCATTAATATACATTACACCTGCTTTAGAACCACTCTTATACATATTTATTAAAGGTTCTGACGCATTAGATTCTAAATAAAGAAAAGCTTCGTCTTCTGGCATCCCTTTATCAACTAAAACATCTAATGTAGCTTGAAACAACGCTTCTCCTTCTGTTTGATACCTCTCAATATTTTCATTTGGTGTAGTCTTAGAACCCTCTCTAGGAACATTTCCAGCATTTGCCCAAGCTGCTTCAATCTCGTCTATATCATTTTTAACAGAAGTATCCCCTTCTTTATAACGTTCAACAAGACTATTATAATCCTTCATCATTTGACGTTTCTTAAAGTCTTCCCCTTCGGCAGGTCCTCTACCAAATGTTTCTGGCTCTGACTGACCAGTAGGATTACCTGTACCACCACCAGGTACATAATTCGGGTCTTCAAATGGATTACTAACAGCAGACCTAGCAAATTCAGGTGCATGATTTTGTACATATTCAAAAGCTAATTGCTCACGAGATTTACCTTCATCAAGTCCACGCCTTTTCATTACCTCTACATGTTGCCTAACAGATGGTAACGCCATATAAGCACCTATATTATTCTTAGCATGTTCTAATATACGCTCTTCTGTTACTGCGTGCTTAAGTCCCTTAACACCAGGAGACAAATCAACAACTCCTTGATACTGCATTTCCATGTCCTCAAAGAACTTCCTAGTATCACCATAAACATCTAATTGCTGCTGTGGAGTACCTGTAAATACACCTTTAACAGTAGAATCATAACCACTAAATCTCTCTAACATTTCCGGTGGAGGATCTACACCCTTTGCTGCGTAGTCAGATAATATTTTATTATAATTTAAATAACCTTGGTATGACTGCTGTATATGTTTTATATCTTCTTTATTAATATTATTGTTGATCTCATTACTTAACTCACGCTGTACAAATGGGTCAGACAAATCTCTTGTAAGATACTTGTCACGTATTGAACGCATTTTATTAGCATAGTCCTTAGCACGAAGTTCATCTGCAGAATTAGGTATTGCTGTAATATCATCCATTGCCCCTATAAGGGCATCTGTAGCCCCGGCAGCCTTATCATATCTCTCTTGCTTCATCTGACCAGCTTGCATCATCTGCTCAAATGGTATAGGCACGTATGTATTTACAAATTGTGCTGCTAGAGGTTGTTCAAATCGATTTGTCTGCATATTATGTTGTTTTAAGTTGATTGGCGTAGTCTACAATGCTTTGAACATTTGGCATAAACTGAGACATAAACGGATAAGAATCCTGCCATATACCAGCTAATTGTTGATCCCTACCTTTCTGATTTTTCATTTGCTGCTGAACCTGAGCAAACTGACCAAAGTCTACCATACCCTGCCCTAAAAACTGATTCCTTGCAGCCTTATTCTGTTCATTAGCTATCTGTGTACCCCAATCCATTTGAGATATATCACGACCTACACCATAATCCATCTGTGCTTCTTCTGCCATATACTGATTATCCATGTTATCCTTATGTGCGTATGCCGCCATATCACCTGTCATACGGTAATTCTGTGCTGCTCCAAGGTTACTCATTAACTCCCCACGAGACCTAGCAACATTACTTATATTCTTATTTGCAACAGCATTTGCAACTAAATTCTTATTAAGCAGTGGATCAATATTAAATCGCCTATTCCTCATCAACGACCTTATATAATCATTGTAAGGATTATACTTAGGTAATGTTTTAGTAGGTTTGGATAAACCTTTTACTATATTATACATAGGAGATGCCATTTGCATAGCACTATTACCTATCTTATCCCAATCAGCATTTTTTAATTTATCAGCAGCATTAGCAAGAAATATATCAAATTTATCCCTAAAATTAAAAACACCTTTTGGGGATTGTGTAGGTTCTGCTGTATTTAAATACTGACCAACATTTTGTATCCCTGGATTATTACCTTCTTCTAATGCTATATAATCATCTGCATTATATGCTGTATTAAATCTATAATCTTCTGGTACATCTAAACCACCTTTAGCCTTAAGTCTTCTAAATGGATTAGCCTTAACCTTTAAAGTTTCTTGTTCTGCAAACAATTGATCTAACTCTTTCTGATAACGATCAATCATTTTCTCTATACTATATTTATCAATCAATGTTGCCATTACTTATCTAATTTTTTTTGTAACCTAGCAATCTTATCCTTAATAACTTGAGCAGCTTCTTTATATTCCATACCTTTGTATGTACCTGACTTAATTTTTAAATTACCAAATATTTGTGAGCCTGGTTCTGCTTCTACATCTATGCCACCTTGTGCATGTGTAGCCCCATCAAACTCAACCATACTACCATCATTTGGATTACGCATAACTTCTTCATCTTCAACTTCAATAGGTGTACCATTAGGTGCAAGACCACCATATGCAAATGTAGTAGTAAACGGATTACGTGTTTTACTGTTAGATAACCTAGCTGCATTCTGTGCACTAGTCTGGTAATCTTGTAAAGCTGCTTTTTCTTCAGCCTTCTTCTGTTCATTACCAGATAACAACATGCCACCAAAGTTAAGAACTGCACCAGCAATTTGTGTATATGGTGTTGGTATAGCACCTAATACACCACCTATACCACTCATAACTTGGCCACCACCAGGATATTTAGTATTAGACCTCTCTGTTAAATAATTAGTACTATTACTATTTGGTACATAACTCTGCATATTAGGTACTAAATCCATAGACCAGTATTTAACTCCGCCAGGATTAGCTGTATTACCAACAGTATAATCAAACCCTTTATCTCTATTCATATATTTCATTGTATCTTCTGGTATAAGTTTATTCCATTGGTCTAATGTTAAACTATCAGCTCCATGACCAACCATACCAGCCTTAGCTAATAAAGGATATATACTTTGCCTAGTTTGTGGAGTCCACACATTATTACTAACTACCATAGAAGTCTTAGTTGGACGAACTGTACCACCTTCTGGATGTTTCCACTTCTTAGCATTCCTAGCAAATACTTTTTTCTTTTTAACAGCCTTAGAATCACCGGGTTTATCCTTTAATTTAGATGCTGGTATCTTATCACCTTTCTTAACGCCAAGGTGTTTGTGCAAAGAACCAACTTTACTTTTTTTAATATGTATTGCCATTACCTTATGCTACTGCGATAGCGTAGCCCCATATTAGATATTACAAACCTATCATATGTACCATCATTGTCATATGTAAAATCAGATATAAGGTATTTGTCCCTCATACGCTCTTTGAATGTTTGTGATTGATCAAGTGCACTGAATATATCAGGGTTAGTACTAACGTTAGCATTAACAGCATTACGTGGTACTGCTAAAGTCCACCCACGCTCCCTACGCCTAATATTAGTTGTAGGGGTTAATGTAATATAGTCTGTATTCTGATAATCATTATAACACCTAACAGTTGCAAACGTATCTGCAAATATATCAGCCGTAGTTGAATATGAATTAGATATATAAAAGAAATTATCAAACACCTTAGTATATTCATACTCAGGGTTAAATAATAACTTCAATGTAGAATCCACATACTTTCCTGCAACCCCTGTAGTAAGGGCATAGAAATAACACCTATCCCATGTTGAACTATCGTGCAGGAATAGACGGTCTCTGTTAAAATCAGAACTGCAATAATAACTATTAGTAGTAGTCAAATACCTAAAATTAAAAGGTATATATATTGTAGGTATAAAATCATAGAATGAAACGTATGCATCTACTAATTCATTATACGAAATAGTGAACCCACTTGTTGCACTTTCTTGATAAAAAGTAAATAAAACTTCATCATTTTTAATATCAGAATAGCTTAATACTTTTGCTGCACTTGTTATAACAGTAGAATTGTCTAAATAAGACTGTAACTCTTTAACCTTAGTTAAATTAATAAGTGTATCTGAATATCTATATATAGAATTAATTAACCTGTCATACCAATACAAACCAGATTTAGAATTACATATACTAAATTTATCTTTACAGCCTGTCTGGTTAGCAACATAAGTATACCTATCTAATATCCCCCCGGTGCCTAAAACTAAAGCAGCAGATGCTTGATCTGTTATTAATGAACGTTCGTTGATTGACAATAAACCAAAGGCTTTGTCTTGAAAATATATTAACCTGTCATTAAAATTAGACAATGCATTAATTGGCCCATAAGAAGTCTCTACTTCTATAAACTCATTAACTCCAAATTTAGTCCACGAATCAGACAGTTCACCATTATCTTTAACATTAGATGCCTTAACCATGCAATCAAAATCTGTCTCTATAACAGCATCTGAGGGTAATGATATAGCATACTTAATGTCTATCAATTGAGAATATACCGTATTATATAAATACAAATCTTTGTCTTGTATATATTCACTACCATCCGATAATACGTGTGTACCAGCATACTCTTGCCTAAGTGTGGCGTCTGTATTTGAATAAGTTAAGTGTGCTTGACTATCATCATACCTTAAATCACAATTTACAGAACTCTCTAATGGTACATATGCTGATTCTGAAAAAGACGCCCCGTTATCAGCTTGTGCTAAATCAAACAAGAAGGTAGACACATCATAATAATTTATAAATGTATCCCCACCATCAATGTCAAACCAAGTACTAACTTGATTATATTTTATTATATCAGAACAAGGTATAGATACATTATAAGCCCTGTCTTCAAAAGTGTACCCACCATACTGTGAACCATAATTATCTGACTTATAATTAACTAAAACATATCTTGCCCCTTCCGCAGCCCATGTTTCATTATCATAAGATATTAATAGACCTGTAGAACCTTTAGCATGGGCAGAATGATAATTAGTATATTGTTTTCCATCTACTGTAACATCTTCTGTACTAGCAGAGTGTGGTAATATAGCAATAGCATCATTTACAACACTCTTACAACCTACTGTGTATGCTACACGAGTATTCTCTTTTAACTTATGAATATATCTATAATAACCATCTGTAGTACTAGGTGTTTTAACAGTAGTAGTCCCAGGAGTCCCATAAAAATGAGTAATATACTCAATATAATCATTAGCTTGTTTGGCTATATTTTTATTGATGTTTATTTCTGGTGAAACAAGTTTTACTAATTCTATACCATTTGTTGCTAATATTACATTATCTAAATCTAGTGCAGTATATTCCTCAGCAGCATTATTAGTTGGTATTGCTAGACCTTGTGTAACAACAGACCTATCTGCACGATCTCTTTTAACCCTATACACTTGAACCCAAGTTGCATTACTTGGAAATGATTTAAAAAGTATTCGTGGATACAGCCTATATGATACTACAGTAGTACCACTTATATCTGCTAAAACACTGGCCTTAACAGTTTCACTAGAGCTGTTAGTAAAATCAGCCTCATGAAAACTAGGCATACGTAAATCTATAATCCACTTAGGATCTGATAATTGCCCCCTATCGTTACCCCACACAGCATACAACCTATATATCTCATCACGTTGCCAAGATAATTTACCACCTTGCCAAACACTAGCATAGTTTGTATACGATGTATTAACACCAGTACCTGGAGTTGATGCATAAAATATTGCATCATTACCAGAAGAGTCTAATACAAAAGACTCTGTCTCAAAATCTATTTTAACATTAGGACCTTCCGCTCCTATAGTTTGACAGTCTCCTTGATACACATAGCGATATAAATAATCACCATCATTGTCAGGATTATTATATATATTTATACCATCGTGATCTGATGTATAATTAGTCCACCCTGCTGTGTTCCAATCTGCTACAACATCAGGGTCTGTGGGTTTCGTTATAATTATAGAACTTACACCATCTGTATCATAAAGATACGCATCTTCATATGATGTATCATAAGTATAATTATATGTAAATATTATTTCATATACAAACCCATAATGTATACTCCAAAACGCTGGACCAAAATAAGCAGAACCAATAGTAGTTGCAGTAAATGTTAAAGTATCTGTAGCAGCTGTATAAGAATCTAATGCAAGAGAAGTTTCTGCAACCGTAGAAGAATAACCTGTAGGATTGCTAGCTGCATCATACCATACACCAGATACAACATTACCAACAGTTCTGACTGTAGCAACTGCTGTAAAACCATTACCTGTGCCTATACCATCTAAAACAGTGCGACCTGATGGTATACCTAAATATGTACTAGCAGTTGTAATTGTAACTAATATGGTGCTATCTCCTTGCCTAGAAATAGTAACTTCAGAATCAGCATGGTCTATAGCAGCTATTGAATTAGTTATATCAGAACTAGATAGTACTTCCCCAGCCCTAAACCTTATAGCACGACAATCAAAACTATCAACAGTAAAATCTGACTTCTCAATATTAGCAGCAAACAATCTGTTGTCCTTTATTGCTAAGTCTTGACATGAAAACAATTCAGTAGATATTATATTAAATTCATCTACTGTAAGCTCCCCGATTACATCACCAATATCTGTAATTAAAACAGTACTACCTGCAGTATCTATTTCTATTTCGTTACATATATAAATCTTTGGTAACTCATTAATAGCCGAATACTCTATACGAATTAACCTTAACCTATTATAACCTGTGTTTGCTGTATTATTTATTGATATGATAAACCCTTTTCCTGTATTCTTTTCTTCACTATCACCACGATAAGTAAATGTGTTTGACATAAAATCATTACACGACGTAACAGCAAAAGGATCACTTGTTGGAGAGAACGAAGTCTCAGCCCCATTCAAATTGTATAACTGGTATGAATACGCAACTATACCAGACCTTAATTTACCCCCTACTATATTAGACAACGTTGGCTTAGACCCAACAAACTTTGGTAAAAACTCAAACTTGTCTACGGACATATAATCCCCAGGGTTTACATAAGCCTCACCATCTACAGTTAAATATTTACCGATGTCACAAAACCTAACATTATTATAACCGTCTGTCCAATACACTTTTTGTATATTTGGAGTTTCATATCTACATACAGCTTTTATTGGGTAGGCTACACTAAAATTAAGAAAGTCTGATGTACCCAAACCTGCATTTAAATTATCATCATAAATACAAGTTAATGAAGTTTGTGCCTCTGTAATTAAATTTATTTCAGCAACATATATTTTACTTGTACCACTAGCCGGTGTACCCGGTGTTAAATTATTAGTAGTAAACAATACAAGCTTGTCCCTAATCTCACACGAACCTATAATACGTTGACCAGATGTTATAACATCGCCTGTGCTCAACACAATATTACCTTTGATATTCTCTAAGGACCCACTTGTTGAACCTTTAGTTGTTACAATACGAAAGTTATGCGCATCTAAATACGTCTTATTAGACATCAACGATTTGTCAATGTCCTTACGCATCCCACCTACAAATGTATTAATTACATCCATTAATTGGCATCATATATATTCTGCCTTTCACCTAACGTTGAAAAGCCTGTTGCATGTTCATTAATCTCCGGTACTAACCTTAACCAAGTATTCTTTATACTTTCTAATTGATCCTTATTAGGCATCAATGCATTACCATACGCCTGCTTACAATAAAAATTCCAAGAACGCCTAGCATCATAATACACAGCATCTCTAATCGTGCCAAGTTTCCATTGTGGATATAATAATTTTGTTACTATATACCAATACAATGCTTCCATAAAAGATGCATCATCTGGTATTAAAGGGTAACCATTATTGTCTGTCGGTATAGCTTGATAAGCCAACATTATATAACCCGTCTCTTGATTAGTCTTTATATAATTATCTGTAATTAAATAAGTATAATCAATAGTTGTATTCAATAAATCGTCTTGTTCATTTGTAGTACTATATGTACCAGACTGAGCTAACAAAGAATTCAATATAGATCGTATGTTGGAATGTGCATTAATATAAGCTAAGGCATCTTCATAATCTAGATCATACAGATCCATTGCTAATGAAATCAAAGCAGATTCTGGGTAAACGGCTTCTGTGTCACTTGTGGTATTCACTACTGACCCAAAATCAAAAGAACCAGTTGCATATCTCATTGGATAATAAGGACCTGACTCCACTGTAGAAAAACTAACCTGAATTAACCTATGAAAATCATTAGGGAGTTTTGTCTGATACCCAGACACAACAAGAATAGGATTACCATCTTTACCTGTAACCTTGTTAACAAATGCAGGAAATGCCCCAATCTTTTCAAGAGCTTCGCCAACCCACTCAATCATGTCAGATACCCTGTGGTCACCTTCTTGTAAATCAAGATCGGTGAACACCTTAGATATAACTCTTTTAATACTTGTAGTTTTGTAAATCATAATTTATCCTTCAAAAAAATCACATTCACGATTTTTAATTATACGTGCTAGTTCACGTTTGTTTTCCCTAGACGCAACAAACTTATAGAAATACAGATTAGGGATTTTAGATGTCTCCTTCGCCCATTTAAACCTATATATATAACTTTTAGAATGAGAATTTAAATAATATATAACTTTCTTGTTCTTAACACTCTCTGTCCAATCTATACCAAATCTAGTTAAAGAATGTATATTAACTTTACGCTTAATAATATTCATATAACCAAACCCAAACGGTAAACGAAATTCATATCCATGTAATATTTCAAACATTAATAATTTATAATATCTACTTATAATACTTCTGTATAATTCATACCCCACCTCATAAGTTTTATTATCATCTAAATTATCTATGTAATGTACATAAGAGTCCTTCAAGTTATGAAGATCCTGTACTTTATTTTTGCCTCTGGAAAAAAACATTTACTGTGGATTGTTTGCTGAGTCATTTGTAACATCAGCCTGTGTTGATAATTCTACTTTAAATTCAGATTGTATAACTAGGTTCTTTAAATCTGATAACATGTTTATTGGTATCGGATATTTAGAATCATAATCAAAATAAGGTTGATCTGTAATAGGATTCACAAATCTACTAACCTCAGAAGGGATCTCAAACACACCACGAACTGTAATAAACTGTATTGCCTCTGGGTTAATAATATATAATCTGTTATCTCTTAGAAATGCCATCTTATCAGACGGTGTATATTTTTTGTACCTCTGCCACCTAGACCTACCTTCAGGAATAAACTGTATCTCATCACCCACTGGAGTACCTACATACATGAAACCAGATGCATAATTTAAATCAAGGGTTTTAGGTATTTCTAATGCAGTCCTATAAATATACGTACCAGTCTCTACACCGTAAGAAGTAATATCATCCCCTGCTAATTCTACCTTCTCGAGTTTTAAATTACCAATTTCTTGTATATAATCAGGGTTAGGCTTCTTACCTTTATCTAAATCTCGTTTTAGTAATAAGGCCCTAACCTGATGAATCTTATCTTCTATTCTACGTTTAGATATAGTTTCTGTATCAGCAACATTAGATTGCCTTAATATATTTAATATATCTGTTATTATAGTATTAAGAGTTACAAAAGTCATTACTTCTTATTTTTAAATTTTAATATCGTAGTACCTAGTCTAGCCTCTATAGTATTTGTATTTGGTTGCCAATCTATTCCGGCATAACCTTTTTTAAATACGTATGTTAACTCTAATCTAATATTATTTAAATTAACAGATTCAGTACTATCAGCTTTAATTCTATACACAGGTAGACCAACGCCAAACTGTAAATAATTATTGTAGCTTATACTATTATCCACATTATTTATAATTGTGGTAAATGGTTTATTTAATTTGTAATCTATGTTGTGTGCAATAGGAGTATTCTGCGTTACAGTAACAGAATCTACTATACTAATATTAGAGTCTTGTTTTGCCCATCCATATTTATAAATAGCAAAATAATCTTTCAATATAGCAGCCGTATCAACATCTGCTGGGATAAGAACACTATCACCCGGCAACACAATTGTATCACGATGATTCTTCCAGTAATAAACTTGAGCTTTTAAATTCTTTATATTTAACTCTAAAGAATCTTCTAAGTGATACCAATTAGTATCAGGTATAGTTATAGTATCTGTTGTAATAATAGGACACGGTTTTAAAGCCGAGTGGGATTTCCACCCGGCCCAAAAACCTAAACCCAACAATACTGTAATTGCACCAGCAATTAAATATGTTTGTATTTTACTCATATCTATGTAATAGCAGGTCTGTGTGCAACAGTTATAACACTATATAATTCTAATGCCACCCAACCAGTACCATTCCAACATAACAATGCATATTCACCAGCATCTGAAAAAGTAAGAGTAGTGCTAGTTCCTGCTGTACCAAATTTACCAGTAACAACTGCATCACCACCACCATCTACATAAAAATGTATCTTCTTTAATTGACCATACACTTGACCGTCTGCTAATGTGAAAGCATCCCCACCTGCATCTGAACTAATTGTAGTACAAAAAGTAGTAATAGGAATAGCCCCACCCACATTACCAGCAATATCATCTGTAGTTGCTAATGGGGCAAACTGTGCCCAAAAACCACCTAAAGCAGCAGGACCACCTTCTATACCTCTTCCACCAAATATGTCAATATCACCTTGACCATCTATGATAACCCTTTCACAACCAGCTGTAGAAAAATTCACACAGTTACTAGTTGAAAAAATACCACAGAAATGATTACTATCAAAAGATAGCGAAGGAGCTGCCGCACTACCATCAGGTAACCTTAAAGCCTTATCTGTTTCAAACACAGTACCATCAAAGCTTAATTTAGCTTTAACATTATTCTGTGTAGTCCAGACAAGCTTATTTAATAAACCCTCTTTAATTTGTTTAATTCTACTCATTTTTATCTTTATTTAAATTATTATTATCTACCTCTTCTATTTTAGAAGGTCGTATTGATTGACCTAATATATACGTATATAGTGGGGCGTTAAGAAGAGCTAAACCAGTGCCAATATCTGACATATCTGATTTTAAAATTATACCCACTATAGCAATAGCAAAGTTAGCAATCAAACAAGCGATTGTAAGTTTTGCTCTACTTCTCCCATTTGGAATAAATCCTTGTAACAGTTTCATTATAAATTATTAAATTCTTCCATTTGTTCTTTACTTAAACCTGCACACCAAGGTTTATTAACAGGATCAAAGTTTGAATGTTGATATACTTTAATATCACCAAACTGTTTCTTTAAAACGTTAAGTAGTAACTCTACTGATTCAATTTGTTTTTCAGTAAATGAATTACTATCACCTATGATGCATATACCTACACTACCATTATGACCTAGCGTGTGTGCGCCTATTTCATCCCATTCAAAATCCTTATCATCATCTATAGGTCTGCCTGTTTCAATAGCACCATCAAACCATTTGTGATATTTCTTGGAACCTATCCACCCGTTGAGTATAACATAATGATACCCAATCATAGTAAATCCCCGTTCACGATGCCAACTGTCTATGAGTGCAGCGTTCCCAAACTTACTTGCACTACAATGCAATACTATATCCATGTTATAACACTTTACTGCTTAAAAACCCACTGCACTAAGATAAATTCAGTAATGCTAATTACTATAGATACACCAGCAGCAGCTCCCATAGCATATGCCATAGTTTTTTCATACTTTGCCTTAAGTTTTTCAAAGTCCCTTTCAAGCTCTGTCGTACGACAAAGTAAACCACCTTCTGGATTATACTCGTTCCCCAAAAGTGCAACTTTAATCTCAGCTATATCTTTCTGTAGAGTGGCTAATACACTATCTGGTACTGTACACATATCTTTTGTTTTCTTTTCCATTCTCCATTATTTTAAACCTAATAAAAATTTAGTATCATACTTCTATTCCTTCTTTTAAAACAAAATTAGTAACTCTATCTCCTGCACCAGTTGATTGAACAAGTATATATTCAGACGTAGTATATGTATTATCAGTAACAGGATTAGTGCCACTACCACCAGCAACAGAAATTGTAGTCCATGTATTATTACCAAATGCACCACCTTTTATATATGCAGTCCAAACACCAGCAAGAGTACGAGTTATTTTAACTCTATACCAAGTATTAATAGTTAGATATGCAGCTGCTGTTGAAAGTAGTGTAATTGGTGCTGCTAAATTATGTCTACTAAATTCAAATTTTTCTGCGTTTGTAAAATATGCACGATAAGCACCTATGGCACTATCAGGAACTTTAGCATTTGAATTAATTAAGTAAACAAGTAATGCATTACTATCAGCACCTTTATACCAATCAAATTCCCATGTACCATATGCTTGTTTGCTTGGTATTACTAATACACCAGCAGTAACACATTCAAGATATTTAGTACCATTAGTAAATGTTGGAAGAGGGGGAATTTCTGTAACTGAAATATTATCTATTATAAGACCAGATGGTTCCCCAGTTGTACATTGTAAAGAAATACCAGTTGTTACATATGCAGATCCTTGATATGTATATACAGTATTTGCAACTGGAACCATATTAAAAAAGATTCCTGAATAGTTTAAACTTGTCGAAGCTCTAAAAGCAGTTCCATTAGGATTTGCAACACATCTAAAACTTAATTTATAATTTTTACCAGTAGTAAGACAAGTAACCCTGCTGATATAAGAATGAGCGGCATTTGTGGTATATACAAAAGTACTACCAACTTTTGCCCATCCATTACTTGGAGTAAGAGATGCAAACGGAGCATATTCAGTTAATGATGTCTGATGTTCACCAATCTTCCATGTACCACTGACCTTAGACCAACCACTCGGAACCTTACTAACACCATCAGCACCTTCATCTTTAAATGATTCTTGAAGTGTTATACGTTTAGCAAATTGATTGTGATAGTCTTTAGCTTCTTGATCTGTAAATTGCCTGTTATAGAATCTTAGATCACAAAATTCACCTTTATAAACATAAGGTTCAGTTATATTACTTGTTATTCCTAGCCTTGAAACACTCCATATCTCATTAGAGGCTAATGTCATAGTATATTTTATTCCATTAACATATATATACTGAGTTGTAGTTCCATTTCTTGTTATAACAAATGTATTTTTAATACCTACTTTATAAGCAATACTACACGTTGCATTTCCGCCTGTTGTTAATCTATGAACTAATGAATTCTCTGCAGAAATTCTCAAAAATTGTGTACTACTTGAATTGTTACCAAATAAAACCAGTGTGCCGTTACTTTTTGGAATAATAGTAAAAGCAACACTATATACATTAGAAAGTAGTGGGTTAGTAAGTGTACCATAATTTGTAGAGCCATTAAGACTTATTCCATCTTTAGTACTAACAGGATTTCCTACTAAAGTAATTGGATTTGCATTGCCTGATATATCTACAACAGTATTACCATTAGGTATGAAGTTATATGCGGCTACAAGACCATATATACCTTCAATAGTCATGTAATCAATATCAACAACTGATGTAGTAGTCAATCTGAATCTAAATCCGTTAGTTGCTATAGCGGAAACAACAAAAGTTGTATCTATGGTTTCATAATTTCCAGTTCCAGTAATTACCAAATATATATTTGTAGCAGTATAATCTCTAATACTAAGTTGAATTCCCACATTAATTTTTAATCTCATTCTTACTCTATACGTAACTCCTACCGTAAACAAAATAGTTGGATTTTTAATACCGTCTCCACCTCCACTAGCTCCAAAAGTATTACTATCTGTAATATAACTTGATCCTGTAGCTATTACCCAGATACCATCCATAAAATTCCATCCGGAAACAATATCAATAATTTTATTCTCCTTCTCCATAGAAAGATCAGTAGGCTTCATTGCCTGATAGTCTGGAGTCTTACAATCTTCTATAGGATGAGAGTTGAGAAAGTCCTTATATGCTTGTGAACGTTCGGATTCTGTAAAGACATGATCATATAAATCACATAAAGCAATTTCACCTTCAAAATATTGTTCTCTTCCTCCATCTTGTCTTCTATTAGCACCTATCTCCGGATAATAAGCAGTAGGATAAATCCAGTCATGTGCAAGTGCAGTACTTGATACTCCTGCCAAATTATTAACATATATAGTACCTATTCTTGTTGTTGAATCATAAGTACATATAATACAAGTATATTTTCCATCAGAGTTAAGTGTTACTGTTGATATCTTAGCTGCAACACCACTATCAATATAGTAAAAAGTCCACGTTTTTACTAACCAACCATATACTAATTTAAAACTTCCTTGAGAAGGACCACCAGATTCATTTCCAATAATTGTTTCAGCATAATTAATACTTGCTGGTATAGTAGGTTTAGCATAAGCAACAATAGTATATGAACTACCTGCTGGTATTTTCATACCCATAACATTATAACCAGTACTATCAAATCTAAGTGCAAGTCCCTTTTCTCCTTTAACAAAAGAACCATTAGTTAAAGTCCCAACTGAACCATCAACTTTATCAGCTAGTGAACCTAATCTATATTGTGATGAATATACTTTTGCCATTATACTAAATATTTACTACGTTCATTACTATATATCTGACTTATTTCGGCTGGGGTTAAAATCCCATCAACAACACGAACTTTGTCCATTAGACCTTTTGAATATAGACCTGTTGATTGATTAAATCCTATATGAATATTTGCTGTCCCAACAGCAGGTGTACCAGAAGATTGATTAGCGGTACCACTTAATATACCATTAATATAAATATTTGTAATTCCAGTAAATGTTCTAGTAATTATAATCAACTGCCAATTACGATAATTTATTATGGCTGATGAAGAAGCAGCAGTTGCACCATCACTATAAACTAATAATGTTTTACTACCCGTAGTAGAACCAAATACAAATTTATTATTAGAAAAATATAAATTTGAACCTGATACTTTTATTATTGGATTCATCCAAGCAACAATAGTCTTATCACCAACCAACCCATCATAACTACCACAATCAATTTTACTTGTAGTACCATTGAATGACATAGCATTAACATCATTGATCTTCTGTACTGTAGTTGCTGTATTGACTACTGATGGAATTATTTCTTTAATTGAAAGCGCAGTAATAGTACCAACAAATAAATTTGTATGAATGTATAATTTACCATCTCCTGCGATATAATCTACTGTATGTGTTCCAGATGTAGTTCTATAACTCGCTGCACCAGTAACTCCATCCCACGGTAATGTAATACCACCACTAGTTACAGATATGGTCATTATAATTCTATATCGTTTTCCATTAGTCCAACCAGCAGCTTTATATAATACAGGAGAACCACTACTACAAGTTGCAGAAACACCTTCAACAAATGACCATCCCGCTTGAACTGTAGTCCACCATGCATAAGTATTCCATAATGGAACTAATTCACTACCATACACATCCCCACTCAACTTATTCCTTATCCCACAACAAGCATCAACATCAAGGATTTTACGTGTACGTTCAACAAGAACTTCTTTGATTGAGAGATTATCAAGTGACCATGCAGAACCTGATGAAGTATAAGCATTGAATCTAATATTTGTTGCAGCAACTAAACATAATGCTATTTCCGTATAGGTACCATTTGCCTTATTAAGAGTTGTTCCAAACACATCTAAAAAATACACTTGAGCTTGATTTTGTATTCTGAAATCAGCAGTACCGGCAGTAAGTCCTGAAATAGTATATGTTATCTTATATCTTTTACCAACAGTGAAACTAATACCACCTGCAGTTATTATAGCAGTTGAATTAGTTACATCATCATAATTTGCTTTACTTCCAGATACAGACCATCCAGCAGAACAAGTCCAACTTGCAGGAGTATCAAAACCACCATCAACAACTAACTCAGGACCTAACTGTTCATCCTTATTCAGACCTACATCTCTGTATCTTGAGTTGTTATATAGGTTAGATACTTCATCTGATGTTAGTGTGTAATTGTAAATTTCAAAGAGTTCTATATAACCGCCTAATGGATAACTAAGAAGATTAGCATAAGAACCAATTACAATAGGAGTATTACCAGTACCATTAGTGATCGTAATTCCTGTAACTACTATTTCCGACCATACACCAGCTACAACAGATCCGTTTAATACATTATTAACATATTTTGTTCCGCTAGAAACACTTAAACTTCCAGATGTATCAGAAATATAACAATGTCCAACACCGTCTATTCCTATATTCCTATAATCAAAAACATATCCTCTAGATACTAAAGATGTTTTTAATACCTTAGCCCTTATAGAATATACTCCATTCGGAAGTCTTCTGTTAAAAGTAATATAACTACCATTACCTGCTATAAAACCTGTTCCATTAACAAAAGTAGATCCAACAGGTACACCACCTTGAGCCCTAACAGTAGCTTCATCATTAAAGCAACTCCTAAAGATGCATTGTCTCTCACCCCATGTCTTACTTTCTTTCATTGTAAATAAGTAAGTTATTAAACAGCTGTAATTGCACCATCAGTTGATAAAGGCTTATATTCTGCATACCAAACTAATGTAACATTTGTATCTGCGTTTCCAGTAAATATATGTTGAATATAAGTAGTAACTCCTGTTTTCTTTGTTAATGTTGTACCTGTAGAAATAGCAGTATCTGTAACATACCCTGTATTATTATGCATAACAACCAAAGCTGCGGTTGCTGATGCACCATTCTTAAGTATAATCTCACCAGCTTCAATAGCACCTGACATATCAAGTGGAGCACCACTATCAGTTAATTCAATTGTTAATGTACCATCATATAAAGCAAGGGAGTTGCCAGAGAATACAGTACCGTTTGTAACTTGAGTACATTCAGCCCATATCCTAACTAACTCAACATAACCTGTAACTGTAAATAAATTGTCTGCTTGTGCACCATTACCATTACAAACATTTGTCTTAGTTACTATGATAGGCATTGATCGTTTAAAGAAACTAACCAATGAATCACCTTTAATAGTATCTGTCTTATTACCAACAACATCCCTGACATTAGTATTAGTAGCAACGTCTGCAGTAGGTACATTATGAAGACCTAATAGACCTTTAATATACCTTACAATACTAGTAGTAGTATTAACTGTAGTACTAGCAGTATCTGACTTATTACCAACAGCATCCTCAACAGTAGCATTATTTGTACTATCTGCTAATGGAACGTTGTGTAATGATTTTGTATATATACTCATATCTTAAAGTATTATATTGTTTCTATAAAAAGCAAATGTACCACTACCATCATATTTACACCATGCAATCATTTCATTGACCACATTACTGCAAAAATTAACTGGATAATCTGCTGAAAATAAAGGTGCGATAGCTTGACGTAACAATACTTGCGTAGTAGGAACTGGAGCATATACTGCAGGTGTAATTACAACACCATTACCGTCTAATACAGCTGGAGTAGTAACATATTCACCACGCATTAATAGTCTACTAGTCTCTTCAATAGCATCCATACCATCATATACATACTCGATAATCTGCTTTGACAAACCTAGCTTATGATCAAGATGAGCAGCTGGTATACGTTGTTCAAACCCAACTAATAGAGATTGTCTTTGTTCATCAGTAAGAGCAACAACCTGTTGTCTTAATGTTAGTACCACTGGTACTTCTGGAGATGTAAAACATCTAAACCCTAACTTACTCATAATTAACTAGATTTTTTAATGAACATTGTAAATAACGAACCTGATGGAGCACCTGCTGTAGATTTCTCAACAACAAGTTTAACCATATATTTAAGCATAGTAAAAGGACTATCTAATACTTTAATGCCCTCAACACTAGCTGCCCCTGTACATGAAACCCCTGTAGATACCCCTGGTGTAAGTAAAGTACTTGTTAAATCAACCCAGTTAGTATCAGCCTCTGCGGTAGCTGTAGAATCAAGTGTACCGTATAATTTTACATATACTGTTTGATTAGCAACTGTAGTTAAACGCCAATGCATAGATAAGAAATTATACCCTTCCATAGGTATTTCATATCTCATCACTTTAGGTAAACTATAAGCTTTACTAGCCCATGTTGCACCACCTGTTAGAGTAGTAGTTTCTACTGTAGTTGCACTGGCAACAGAATTAACTGTAGCACTTTGACTATCTGTAGTCTGATAACCTATATAACCAACTGCAGTACTTGCGCCAGAAAAAGCCCCATCGGCATCTACAATTGTATCTGTATCACCACCACCATCTGCAGTAGCAAGGATAGTACTAAGATTAGTTTCACTAATTAATGTCTCAACACCAGTATAGTGACCATATTCCGGATTCTGTACTACTCCCTGTGAACTATCTAATGCAAGATCATAAGCTTTATCAGGACCAATTAAAGTAACATATACTTCATCTCCTGTAGCAAAGTTAGTGACCCCCCCTAATGTAATAACACCACCTGCTACTGAAACAGTACTAGGAAGTAATGTAGTAACCACATTAGTGGTAACTGCTTTCTTCTTTAAACTACCTAATACAACATGACCAGCTTCCAAAGTAAAAGGAAGACCTGTAACTGTAATATTAGTAGTAGCATTTGTGATAGTTGCTACAAAGTCACCTGACATATTAGTATATACAATACTACCACCACCAGCACCGCCTGCACCAGATGAAGCAGGCCTAGGTATATTAGTAAATACTATAAATTTATCATCAGATGCAAATGCTGCCCCTGTAACAGCAAGAACTGCCCCAGTCATCAACATTGTAGTATCATCCCTATGATATGTTGCAACAACTGTACCAGCAACATTTATTTGTCTGATAGCTTCAATGTCTGCAGCATATATTGCGGTTATAGCCCCTGGGAAAGAACTCAATGTTAATTCTGTAGCAGACGTCCATGCCACTACAAAATCACCACCATTGGTCCCAGCAGACTTCCCTATATAACAAGAAGAGTCTATAGTTGGTGCATTTATATCTATATCAGATACACCTGCAATTTCTACAGTACCCTCAACATTCAAACGAGGTTCCCCGGCTTCATTATAAAATGCAGCGTATGGAGCAGCCTTGTGTGAAAATCGTTTAGTTGTACTTAATGCCATAATTTATATTTATTAATTTTATTTTATTTTGTTTTGTTATAAATCTAAATCATAATTAGAATCACATATTATGTTTATCCTATTTATTATTTCCCTAACCTCATCGGTAGTAAAGAAATTTTCAGAATCGTAGTCAGTTTGAGAAAAGTAACTTACCATTATTTGTACATAACAATCTAGTATGTACGCCCTCAATCTATAAAGAAACATATCAGAATAACCTAACCTTTCACGTTTCATTATATCATCCATATATACTGACTGACCATACAGTATATTATTTAAATATGTTGTTATTTCACCAGCTGTAGCCATAGTTATGCAGAATAAGCAATTACGTCCCCTGTAACAGTTAAACTAGTCCCAGTAGCTGCCCCAATATTAGGAGTAGTCAATGCTGGACTAGTTGAAAATACAATATTAGTAGTATTCGTACCAGTAGTCCCGGTAGCACTTGTTAAGTAATTTAATTTCGTAAATGTAGTAGTTAATTGAACACCACCCCATGTTAAAGTACCAGACAATGCTGTATTATCCAATGTACTATGATATTCATTGGCGTGTATAGCCATACCACTACCACCACCACCGGCTTGAGCAACCCAAGACCTATTACCAGCCATATCAGAACTAAGCACATAACCATCTGCACCCACTGCAGGCAATACAGGTTCATATACCCCTGTATGATTATTAGCTATCCAAGTCCTAGCCCCATTAGTATCTGAACTAAGTATATACCCATTCCCTGCAGGATTACCTAAAGCAACCTCATAAGAATTGGTATCCATCCCCCAAGTACCAGCAGTCTTCTTTAAAAACCCATTGACAGATAAAGCTGCAATAGCAGTTAAGTCTGCATCTAAAGTTTGATAAGAATGAGTGTGTACTAAAGCTGCAGCATCTGTTATACCATAACCAGCCAAAGTAGTAGGTGTAGCAGTTAAAGTAGACCACGCTTGTGTATGACTTGCCAAACACATTGTAGACCCTATAACCTTCTTTACCTCATTAGTAGTTGAATTAAGTAAAAGAAAATAGTCTGTAGTAGTATTACCAGCATCAACAGCACCTAAGCCAACTTTATATAATAAGTTTTCAGGAGTTATTTTACCACTATCTAAATGCCAATAACTGTCTACATCAATACCTGTAACATCTATAACAACAGGACTAACATTTGGTAATGTAGTAACAGTTAACCCTGTAGATATTGTTACAGGACCACCAAGTACAGTTAAATCTTCTGTACCTAAATTACCAAGTATTGTTGCTGCCATCTTCTACTAATGCTTCTAATACACCTAATTGTTCTATTACTTGTTCATCTCTACCAATCGCAGCTGTAGCTAACATAGCATCATAATAACCTTTCATAAATATAACATCTAATATCTCTCGCTCATGATTATAATCACATTCATACTCAGTTGGTATAGTCCTTAACAACTCATATAAATCTGTCTTAACCTGACCGTCTATAAGTATACTATAATCTGTATGATAATTATTAGTAGCTTTCTGATATGCATAAGTTACATCATAAACACCGTCAGGAAATTCATCACTAGAAGTTCCTAAAGCCACACCACTAACTGTGAAATCTGTACAATCCAATTCAAACACTAAATCTTCTGTAGTGGTAAAACCACCACCATTTAATGTATATAAATCGATAGTATCATACGTTGTTTCTGTACCATCTGATAAAGTGATAGTTATATCTAATGTTAGATTATTAGTACTATCGTTTATATGTGTAACATCAGGGGTGCCATCCCAACCATCCGAACCAGTTCCAGTAGAGTCTGTTATGGTCAATAGTTTGTTATCCCCCTGTTCTACTATTGTAAATGTTGGAGCAAATGCCATTTATTATTCTGTTTTAGTTTCTACTTTAACTTCATTATCTGCCTTGAGTTGTTCTACTATATTTAGTATCAAACCATTAACCGTTTCAAAAGGTTGTTTTTGAAGACTATATAATAAAATATTCAACTCTTGATCTGTAAACTTTAATATTCTCTTTTCCATTTTTTAAGTTGTTTAATATTTTTTACCTAAACCTAAACTTCAGGTATATTGTGCCTTTTTTCAGGCCCTGGTGTAAATTGTTTAGGATCAAGAACAACTTTTGTATCTTTCTTTTTCTTAATAGCAAATAATACTACTAAAGTAAGAACAACACCTACTAAAAATCCCATTAAAAATTCCATATTATATTATATTTAATTGTTAAAAAATTTATGGTACAGCTGGTGCTTCTTCATAATATAAATAAACATCCACTGTATCACCATCACTCCAAGTTAATGAACCATAACCAATAGATTGCATGTTTTCATGTGTATCTTGAGTACAAGCTAATCCCGTTGTAAGAGAACTATATTCACCCTTAGCACCATCATTAACTTTAATATACCAACAAACATCATAATGAGGATCATTATCTGGAACATAATGAGGTGTAAATTCTATATTTAACCCACCAATAACATGCCCATCAGTTGATGAAACTGTAAGTACATCTGAATCACCAGCATAAACTGTAACTATCGCAGGAGCTGCTTGATGAGTTACTGTTATAGGATATGGTGTACAATTTGTTCCATCTACATAAACAATACCTTCTTTAACTAGTCCACCATTTGCATTTATTGGAAACATTCTTAATTTACACCCATTACTCCACAATGCTGGAGTACTTGTTATTTTAGTAGTACCATCTGAAGCATATACATCATATTCTAACCAAGTATTTCCATCTAAATCTACTGTAAAAGGTTCAGCATCTTCAGACATATATATAGTAGCCTCATCATAATCATCATAAGCATCATCATCATATGTCCAATATAAACTTCCATCAGCTGTATAAACCCAATCTTCTACTATAAAAGTAAAATAATTTTTATATGTTAAATCAGTAACACTTCCAGACGGCATTAAATAAATTGTTGCAGTTGGATCTTCTGTCCAAGTAGTATAATTAGTAGAAGATATACAATAATACATAGTATAACTACCAACCCCATAAGGTAAATTTTGATATGTTGATTCTGGATCTGTAGGATCAGTTAAAGTTACACTTGGAGTAATGCCTAAACCAACAGTTTCATTAGAACTCCCAATTGTTGTTGAATTAGTTTTTATAAAATAATCATTATCTGGTGTTTTTACAAGAACTCCAAAATAATAATTACTTAACCCTAAATCAGAAACTTTTATTCTAACACTTGATGGAGTAACATTAAACTTTCCTGTAGCAGTACAAGACGAAAACCCACCACTAGGTTGTGCAGGACTTAATGGAGTATTTTCATCTTGATCGTCAGTTTTACAATACATCGGTGGCCAGGTTAAAGAATCATCGTGTTCATATCCCCTAAAATCTCCTAACCTTGCTGGTTCATCAGGAGTCCCCCCAGGACTACCGCCACGAGGATGTAAATAATCCCAATCATCACTTAAATCTCCATTATCATCTTCAAATCTATCACTTGTATTATCCCAAACAGGTAAATCTAACCCATATAAATTATTAATACCAGTAGGCCAATTAGTACCTGCACCAGCATCTCGTATTGGTTTATACTTTGACCATTTATTTATTAAAGTAGATGTACCTATATCAAAAAGACTATAAGTACTCTCACCTATTTCAGATTTTACTGAACCTAAACTAATATTTGAAGTACCTAATGCCACTTATTTTCCTTTCCTTAATTCTTTTCTCACTCCATGAAAATTTCTAACAGATCTAGCAACCCGTGGATCTTCTTTAGTTAAACCTTTGTTCCAAACATCTCCTCTAGACCTCAATCTTTTTTCGACAGTTTCTCTTGATTGTTTCTTGCCTAAATTTGCTTGTCTAACTTTTTCTTTGGTAGTCTCTGATCTTTTTATACCTAAAGAACTACCAGCAATTTTACATATATTAAACCACGGATTATAAAAATCAATAAAATATTGCTCGATTTTAATTAAATCTTCCTTATCACAAATTAATAATATAGAAAACAATAAATCAGACTCCCCATATTTATTATAATGATTTTGTAATTTTTGATTTCCATGTTTATTACACCTAAGATCATGTAAATGTAAATTCCATCTAGTATCAATTCTAGATGCACTGCCTATATAAAATCTTTCTTTTTTATGTTTTGATTCTATTTTATATATACCAGATTGTTTTGTTCCTAGTGCCATATATTAAGTTGAATAAGCTATTACATCTCCTTTTGAATATACTGTTTGTTCAAATGTAGCAGATGTTGTAGTAAAAGTTAATTTAGTAGTGCCAGCACGTTTTAAAATAAAATCTTCATCATAAGATGAAATAATACCCTCATTTATAACTAAGTTATGATCAAAATAATAAGCAGATCTATCTGTCTCAAAATGACAATAACTTGAATTTTGAGCACCAATTTCAACATAACCATAAGCAGTTACTTGTTTTAATGCTCCAGTTGAACCTTTTTCTATAGTAGAACTTGAATCAGTTAAGTATAATTGTCCAACTACAGTAGCACCATAATTATTTGTTTCAAATCTTTTAGTACCAGTATAATATAATTCACATCCTGATCTTGGTTTAAACATAGCTAATGTTCGTAATGTACCACCAGCATCTTTACCTTCAAATAATATAGCAGTGTCTACTGCATATGATTGAATACTTAATCTAAAATATTGATCACCAGACCAATTAATATAAGAATCTACATCTGTACCAAAACTAATCCATATTCCATTTGTTAACCATAAATCACCATCATCAAATTTAGCAGCTAAAAATCCACCTCCATAAGCATCTGCACCAGTAAATATCCAAGTACCAGTTATTGTTTCATCAGTAGCTTTTACAGCATAACCAACAGAACCATGATTGCCCCAGCCATAGGCTGTATTCCAGTTGCTCTGCTCAGTGGTTGTCGGGATAACATAACCCGATGAAAGAGAAAATATTCCAGTGGAGTTTGTGTAGGTAAGCCCTGTAGCTGAAGAAGAAAACAAACCTCTTATTGTTGAGTTGGTCCCAACATAGTAACCGGCCGAAGCATGATTACCCCATCCATACGCTGTATTCCAATTAGCTGAATTATTAGTTATTGATGTACCCCAGGCAGAACCAGTTGATAAAGCAATACCTGCACCTGGGTAAGTCATAGTAGTAGGAGCTGTAATCCAACCCCTTGTACCAGCCCCATCTGTACCATATACTTTACTCGGACCAGGAGCAGCACTATCATTAACAAGGTTTACATTAAAAGAACCATCTGATACTAATGAATATCTAAATGTCCAACCACCTGCACCACCGCCACCAGAACCATATGCAATTATATCATTGTCTGACATTAATAATCCAGTGCCTGGATTTATAGATACTTTACTTTCACCATATACTGCATCACCTGTTGCACCGTTCCATATTAAAATATCATAATCAACAGAGGTGCCTGGATCAGCTATTGCCCCCATTGCACTTGGGGATGGTAAATCTGCAAACTCATAAGTAGTTGCCCCAGTCGCTTTTAAATAATGACCAATAGTTAATCCCGTAACAGGATGATTAACAGTATCTACTAAATTATGTATACCAGGAGTCCCCCCTGTAACATTAATAACACCCCCACCAACATCTGTAAGACCAACTCCTAATTTTAATACGCCAAGGGTACCAGCAGAAGTTGTAGGAACACTAACATTACCTGAACCATCAATGGTTAAATTACCAGAAGTTGGTATCTTTACAACACCAACAGTAGTTGTAGTAGCTAACGGTACTGATATATTACCACTTACATCTACATCTAAATTACCTGCAACAGGAACTATAACAGCACCTAATGCAGTAGTAGTAGCAGGTGTATAAGTAGTAGAGGTCACATACACTTCACTATGAGCAGCATTATCATGCTCAGTAGGTACAAACCTCTTTTTAACAGGTACTTTTGGTATTACTATGTCGCCAAAGGTTGGGATCACTATTTCTTTGTTAATTCTATTATAATATCCATTATTACATTCCAATCATGTTGAAATGCTTTCATCCTAATTTCTTCAGATTTTAATGTCATTTCATTAGTTATAAAATAAGACAACTTAACATCAAAATCACACTCTATACCGTAATGTTCTAATTTATTTACTTTAACCCAATCTTTTGTTAAATAATAACACATAAAATCATTTATGGATCTTACATGGGTTGGATCACCATAAGCCCTTTCAGATGTATAATAAGGCGCAACCATTGTTGCCTTACCACCAGGTTTTAATATTCTATATACTTCATTAAAAAATTCTATGAGACCGTCTTTAGACTGAAGTAACTTTTCCTTAAACTCTTCAAAAGAATTTGACTCTTTTAAAACCCCTTTTATATTAACATGAGGAATATGCTCAATATAATGACCACAATGTATTTCTTCTACACTATTAGATTCTATAGGCCAGGGATAAACTTGCAAATCTACTACATAATCTACTTCCGGCAAATTTGCTATATCTATACCTTTAAAACCTTCTTTTTTATTATCCCCGCAAGCCAAATCAAGCTTTAATTCATTTATCATATCTACTGTATTTTAATAAACAACATCCGTTTTATTATCATAGTGGCCCACTAATATAGAAGTGTCACATGCAAATTTATAACCTTCTTTAGCAGCTTTTTGATAAAAATAAACATCCTGTGTTATACCAGACATATTACCATTTTCATCTTTACCCTCAACAGTCTTAAACCAAGGTTTAGGTACTTTTCTAAACATATCTAATTTAAATAAGTTAAACCCCATACCTAAAGCATTGGCTTGCTGTAACGAATTAGCAACGGGTGTTGCTGGTTTAAAATCAGTAGAATCTTTTGGATCACCAAATATCATTGGAAACCCATTATCACCTTTACCCCAATATAGACCACCTACAACGTCATATTCATCCATACTTTCATATAGTTTCAATAAACCATCAGGCGGGGGTAAATTGTCTTCTTCAATTGTGAGTACATATTTAAATTTACTTAAATATTCATTGCTTAATATATACTCAAACAAACTTTCATATGCTACATCTACTTTCATAGACTCTGCAAAAATTGGTCCAGCAACTGTTTGGTTCATTGGTCTCATTAATTTCATCCAAGACTGGACAACCATTGTGGGGAACATACCCCTTGTAGGACACACTATAATCGTGGAATTATCCCTATACATTTTAGATTTGTCAATTCTTTTTATTGACTCATCAAGATTTGAGTTATGTTTCCCTACAGATTCATTAACTACTATTCTTGGTTCTTTCATACATTTATTTTAAAAGTAAGGGGGATGGGTTACCCCAACCCCCTATTACTTAATCTATACGAGCATTAATGTTATTACCTCAATTAATCGGTATCTCTTGAACCACAATATAAATATTCTACATATATATCTGAATCAAAAGCTATGCCAGTCTTCTTACTTGTGCTAGAAGCCCAGTAAACAACTAACGGTCCACCTACTGAAACGTAAGCAATACCGCCTGCTACGGCCATAGTTGCAGCAGCAGTCTGTACGAATGCTTCGGAAGCTTTCCTATCATTTGTGCCAAGAGCCTGTCCACCACAATATAAATTAAATGTAGCATTTTCAAAGTTACTGCCATTTGTTATAGCACCACCAGGAAAAAGTCTAATACCTGTAACGATAGCACCTTTAGGAAGATACCCGCCATCAACGGTAACACTGTTTGTAGCATTGGTAGCGGTACTTACATAAGTAACATTACCAAACGCAACTCTCTGAATTAAAAAATCATTTGCCATGTTTATATCCTCCTTAATTAAATTGAAATATTAGCAAACTGACCAGGACATGAAGCCATCCATGTATTCAAGGTAGCTACTATATCTGGAGACTGCGTACCAGCATTTACACCATTAACAGCAGTAGCTAAAGCTATAACAGTAGTCAGACTTGTAGACTGATAACTATTAATACCAGGAGACAAATATTCCCGATCATGTTCTATAACAATAAGATCATAATAAGAATCCACTGTAGTAGCCATGGTTGGAGTAATAACAGGAAACTGTGTAAAATTACTAATACCACTATACGGCTGAGCAGCTTTTTCAAGATCTCTAACCTGTTCCCAATTACCTGAACCTGGAGTAGGGCCTGCATATGTTACTGTAGTAACAGTAGATGGTATAATCTGCCAATTACCGTCTGAGTCAACATATAAAAACCTAGCTTCAAATTGAACCATCCTGAATTCCTCAAGATCTGTAAGTGCAGTGCAACAATTAGGGATTTCCCTAGCTGTTAATGTAATTGTGTCCCCACCAGCACCATATGTAGCATTTACTCTACGACCACTATGAGCATTAACTTTAGCAACAATAGCTGCTCCAAAAACATCAATATCAGCAGCATCAGCTGCAGTTGCTATATAACGATAAGTCTGTGTAAATTGACTAGGATACTCTTCCATATCCTTATATATAACACGAATCAAATACTCAGTCCCTTCTATAGGAGTGAGTCCTGTAAGATCTACTACAGCGGTCTGCTCAGCTTTCACTGTAAAAGCATCCCCTTTAAAAGACCTTACCTTTTTACCTTGTATTGGATCAGAAAAAATCATCTCCCGACAGGCTGCAAATGCAGTACCAGCTTCATTCGTATAATCATACGTTTTACTAGTACCTTGAGCAATATAAATGGTATCGGAGTCAGCAAAAGTTGCGCCGGCACCCAATACTTTTTTATACTTATCAAGAACAACTACTTCACCATCAGCCAGAACTCCAGTTTGTATAATAGTCGCAATGGTAGCCCCATTAACTATTGCTGCATCCCGGTTAATATCCTTCCCGATTAATACCTTATTTACTCTTGTTAGCATAATAAAATAAATTTTTAATTATTCAACTTTGTTTAACTCATTTAAGTTAGATTTATACCTAGGCTGTTCTATATTCTCTAAGACCATATTAGCAGCCAAGGCAACTATCTCATCATGAGTATGGGCTGGCAATTCACAATGTGTGGGAGTGCCAACCGCAACATCTGCAGGTTCCCTCAAATATCTTATACTATATTCTAATATACCATAATTACCATCAGTAACCAGTTCAACATACCTTTGATATATCAAACGCAGAGGTTTTGCCTCTTCATAATGTAGCCTGTGTTCACTATAAGGATCATCTATATGAGCCCTATAATTATTAGCAGTGCAATTAGTAACACCTTGTTTTTTAGCAGTAACTAATGCAACTGTACCTGAACCGGTAAAATTAGCATTAGCTGCTTCAAAATATTCCCCTGCTGAATATACAGTACCATTGTGTGTTATGGTACTAGTAAGCACATAATATGCACTACCAGTAACCAAATTACCAGTTGTAACACTAGTTAATGTATCAAGTAAATCAGCATATGCAATAAGCACTTCATCCCCTACTATTAAAAATACAGTAGTAGGGCACCTACTTAAATCTGCTACAAATGAATTATCTTTTATTGTACCGACAACTAAGTCTGTACCATTTCTATAAACCAACGTATCTTCAGTTAATAATACAGAAAGGTCCATAATACGTTTTGAAGTTTGTTCAAAACCTATCCCCTTATCTGTACCAAGAAACCTATTTTTAACAAATTGCCGTTGTGCCTTATTTAACCAAAGATCTATTTCTTCGGGTTCAAAAGCAGGAAACTCTAAGCCAGTCGATTTGTCCAGCAAGAGTTTAAAGGCAACATGCATGTTAGCTATTGTCATTATAATGTATCTCCTTTTTTCCTAGGTCTAGATTTAAACTTTACTTCATCATCATCTAAGTCTATAGTAACCTCTGATTTAACTTTAGGAACATCCACAACCACTTCTTCAATAGTAGTCAAAGTGTTATTAACATCTGGTTGATCTATATAAACTTTAGACTGTAATGATTTCATAACAGATAATAATATATCTTGGTTCTTTGGATTCTCTAAAAAATCAATTGCTTCTACCATAGAACGACCTACAATTTCAGACCCATATTTGTATACGTTTTTACTACGTCTTATAATATTCATAGATATTGCACGCTCAACAACAACTTCAGTATCCCTATGTTTATTGTTTACCCACTTCTCTAAGAATGATTCAGGATTATTTTCCACAAGTTCAAACAGTTTATTTTCTGCAACTTCTGGTTCCATATTATCCCCATTATACCCAAACAACCTAAGAACTTTCCTAACCTCTTCTGTTGTAAGTGTATCAAATTCCTTCATTGCCCTACGTCTAACTTTGTTTATAAGATTAGACTTCTTGGCCTCTTCTTCTTTATTAATAAGTAAAAACTTAGCACTTGCTTTATGTTCAAACTCAGATGTCTTTACTTTCTTATGATTCTTTAAATACAGATATTTTAATTCATCATTAGGATCTTCTAAATCTAATATGATGTCCCCTGTATAAGTCCTTACAAAATAATTCTTCCAAAACTCTGAACCACGAGCTAAGTCTACCCCTAATTCTTTACTTAATCTTTCTTCGTCTGCCTTTGACAGACCGGTGTAGATCATCCCTGACCGTGTGTAATAAGGACATATGTCCTCATAACAATTTCTATACTTTATTAGCCCTGACCATTTGTCTTTATACAACGGCCGTAATGTTGCTTTCATAATTCCTCGCTTAAAACGGTTTATAAATAATAATGGTGTTCAGGGGGCTTACTCAGCCCCCTACATCACACCCAGTTTTTATTCAGCGTCGCAGTATAATTCACCACAACTAGTAGGATCTGTTACCATAACACCCTGTTCTGACAGGAAGTTAACCTGGTAGCTATCCTTGGTATTGGACCTCAGTGTAGTGATTGATTTCGAATGACCTGAACCAGGAGCAACAGCACCAGCGGTGTGCCACATAACTAATTCACGATCTTTACGAACAACCTTCTTAATGTTAGAATCACCGTCTTTTATTCCAATGTTAAGGAATACCATACGATAAGACTCCAGAGGTTTACCTGTAATCGGATGAAGTTTTCTGTTACGAATAGGATCGTCAAACAACGGTAAATGCTTAAGTGTAAGCTCAACCCCGTTGAGACCCTTATATGTTGTAAACTGACCACCTAAAGTAAGTTCCTGACCATTACCTGTGACAAATTTTGTGTCCATAAGTGTGTAGCCAGAAGCCTTATCTCTTAATACTCTGTCAAATTCTTTCATAGCCATTTCACCAGCAAGAGCAAGAAACTTGCGCTCACCAAATCCACGGATGTTGAAAGAAAGGTCTGACATATAAGTATCAAGTAAATCAAGTGTCATAGTTGTATAGCCCTTCCTGTTAGCCGGAGCTATCTGCTGCAGAATACCTGCACCAATATACACAGGACGACCATTAGTACCAATAAGACTAACTGTACCATCAGCATTAGCATTATACTTAGAATACATAGTCATATAGTCTACTCTTTCATACCACTGACGAAGAGCAACCCACTCCTGATAAGGAGCCCAGTACTTAGTAGATTTTTTAGTTCCAGGTTCACGAATTTCGATAACCATGACAGATGAATAAGCATCACCTGTGATGTCATAAGTTAATCTCATAGTAGTCAGATGATTCCTGAGCATGAACGGGGTCTGATAATTAACGATATCAGCCTCATCACTACCTTCTTCATATGCACTACCAACCCTAGATACCTGTTTACCAGCTGCCAGAAGTGTAGGCGGAATGTAAGAAGCTGCCTGACCATCTGCCAACACTACTGTATAAACCCACTCATTACCATCCTGATAAGGCTCAGAAACTACTCTCACTTGATATTCTTTATCATCAAATTCGATAATAGCTCCAGGACCAAACCATTTGTCTGATAACCAAAGAGTAATGGGCTGTCCATTAATACCAGGAACATCAGTTGCTGAAACAGCTGTACCATCGATCTGAGCATTGCGAATTGTAACCGCACGCTCGGATTCGATCATAACACGCCATTCATACTGCCTGTTCTCGATCGTCATGACTTTACCCATACCATTAGTTATATAATCGATAACGCTTCCTTGATTGAAACGTCCCATTATATAAGACAAAACGGGTGATACTTCATGAGGTCTGGTAAGTAGTGTATTAGCAAGCATCTTCTCGTCTACGAGGTCTGAAAACCACTTTGTACGGTAGAGCTGTAGTTTATTTAATACATTATTTTCCATAATAACCTTCAATCAATAAATTAATAATTATACTTTACTTAATAAATTTTTACTTAACGAGCTTAATAATAAATCAGAGTCTGAGCCACTCTCTAGGCCTCCTGTATTCTTGGATCGCTTACCTTTGTTAGCTTTTAATTTCTGATGAAATTCTTTATAAGCATCAGAGGAACCTTTTTTCTTTGCCTCGTCTATGAGGAAGTCCCCTTTTTTAGTAAAATAAGCCGACTCAATCAAGTTCTTAATATCAGACATGTAATCTTTCTGATATTTAGTTAAACCATCAGAATCAGGCTTAAATATATAATCTAACAATTCTGTTTTTTCCTTGTTAGAAATTTTTACGCCACGGATATTCTCCAGGCCTTTTACACTGTTTTGTACGTTTTCAAAGAAGTTTTGTTGCTGTTTACCCTGCTCTGCTGCTATTTTTTTCTGTTCATCTAATAGCTTTTCTTCATTACGAGACTTGTATTCTTTTAACAATTCTACAGCATCTGACGCTTCGTCTTGTAAAAGCCCTTCTCTCTCATACCTATCTAAACGCTTCTGAATACGCTCCGAACTTAGACCTTGTTCTTTTAATACTTCACGCACAACTAACCTTTGATTAGATTCCCTAGTCAAATCTATATGATCATAATCTACTCCTGCAGCAGCTTCTTTATAAACTTCTTTAAAATATTTACTTATACTTCCACCGTTTTTAACATATTCATCTAAAGCTTGTATTTCTTTACTATGATACTTTGGTTTAGAATTCTCATCAACCAAAACTTTCATATAATCCACAACATCTTTTATGGACTCAAATTTATCATCTTCATCAAGCTCCCATCCAAGTTCTTCAGATAACCTATCTTTCAGAAAAGTAGTTACTTCTGTTTCAACCTCTTCAGTATCAGTTTCCTCTTTTCCAGAATCTCCTTCATCATCTTCTTCACCAGATTCGTCTTCTTCATCGTCTTCATTAACTTCTTCTTTAACTGAAGTAGGTTTCTTTTTAATAGGTTCCTCTACTTCTTCTTTTTCTTCTTTCTTCTCCTCGCCTTCTTCGACCTCTTCTTTGCCAATATCTTCAGGGTCTATATACGGTATTTCATCATCTGGAGATTTCCCACCACCAGGGTTACCCAATAAACTTTTTGATAAAGCCTCGAATCCTTCAAATACATTAGGCGGATTATTATCTACCTTTTTTGTCATAACTATTTACTATTACTTGTTGTCCTCGGTTTGTTTGCAATCTTACGTTTTATTTCTATTTCTTGCTGACGTTGCTCTTCAGCTTTTTTATTCTTACGCACAGTCTCTTTAACTTGTGCATCTTTAATCTTTACTTCCTCTTTTTGCTTCTCCAATTGTAATTGAAAATCCATTAAATCCATTTGATCTAAAGTACCATTATTATTAGCATCACCATCCTTACTATTAGCACCAAGCAATGCAACTTGTATTTGAGTCTCTGCCCTACGTATAGAATCTTCTTCCTTAATACGAAGATCTTCCATTTTAAATTGAGCCTCCATCTGTACTTGCTGTTGTTCTGCTTGTGCTTGCTGAGCCATTAACTCTTCCTTACGTTTCTCTATTTCTGTAAGTTTGAGTTTAATTTGTGATAAATTATCAGAAGATAATATCTCTGCAGCTTCAAGTAAAGTAGCACCATTCTGCATAGCTGGCTGTAATAAAGTCTTTATAGACTCAATATCCATATTCTGTTTTGTACTATCGCTAAGAAATACATCTAAATCTGAATATAAGAAATCATCCTCAACATTTAAGAATACCCTCTCTGCATCATTCAATATATAATGTATACTCATGTTAGGCTTTTCACGCCAAGCATGTTTAGCCACATTTATCAACATTGTCAATGCATTTCTCTTAACCTGATTATGATACCAAAACAAAGGTTCTGTAATATGAGAAGACTGTATAACAGCACGCTCTACATTACCAACTAATTCTGTCTTAGATATAGAACCTTGACGCTGTTTACTAACACCAGATATCTCACCAATCATGTCTTCTATCTTGGCCATGAGTTCAATGTACCCAGCCATGACATTCATCATAGATAAATCAATGTCAGTTATCTGATTATAAGCAGCAGGTTTACCCCCCTCTCTACCAGGTATATCCCAACCCTCATCATAAGGATTAATAAAATTAACCCCGAGGGCACTAAGATAATGCATCCATTGATTAACATCAATACCCAAACCTTTAGGTATTTGAGTTATATCCATATTGATAATTTTGCCCTTATCTCTAGCTATTGCTAGCTCCAACCTATACCATAATATAATATACATATATTGTAAAGGTTTCATTAAGGCAACTAATGACTTAGGTAAAGAATTTATATTATTATATATAATACCACAATACGGTAGTTTTCTAGAAGACACATTATTAATAGAAGTGTGCTGATATTCTACAGGTCCAATACCTAAATATATATCATCTCCTACTTTATAACCTTCCCACACCTCTGGTATCCAATCCCATTCTATATCATCTGTAGGCAACGGCTTATAATCCTCACTAACTATTGTTGTTTGTTCTTGCCCTGACCCCTCATCTACACTAGTTAAAAATCCAATCTTCTTATAAGATCTCCACACCCCGTGATAAACTTCAACTAAATTAAAATCTGTATCACCAGAGTATATATACTTCTTAGTTGTCATGTCTCTAAACTCAACCTTATCGGCCATAGACGAACCCAAAGTAGATGTAGAAGCTCTGCCTTCTCCTGCGTATTCTAACATCCTATCAAGGTCTTTTTCATCCATCAAATCAAAAAACCTATCATAAATAGTAGCTGGACTCATCTGCATATACCTTACAAACCAGTCACCGTCTTCTATAAACTCTATATCTGGGTCCTTGTCATAATCACAATTTATTGGATTAACCCGTTCTAAAAAAGGTTCACCATTAATTGTAGATACAAAATATATCTCTTCACTAGCTATCAGCCCATCTCTCCAGCCCTTCAAAAATTCGTTATTAAGATTTAACTTTTCTTTTAAATAGTTAAGTGCATGATAAGCTGTTTCTTCTGCAACAGTTTTATATGAATACTTTAAATATTTCTCAATCTCTTTTGGTGTGATAGGCTCTCCATTTTGATCCTGTTGTAACCCTACAACGTTTGATATATACTGCATAAGCAGTTCTTTTTTCTTATCCTGTAATTGTGTAACTACATCTGGATTGGTTTGAATAACCCGTATATCAAAAGGTCTCTTTGATTCCTCACCTATCAAAAGATCAATCTTAGGCCTAATAATATTAAAGTTCTGAAGTTTGGCAGGGAAGCCATCTTCGACTTTAAACGGATTAGTAACATACTTTAAGTCATCCTCATTGTATTCACTATTATACAACCCATACCAAGTAGTCATCTCCTGCTTACGTTGAGCACCTAAAAACCCACCAGAATCTCTTGATATTACAGAGTCAAGCGAAGCCTTGCCCCACTCTTTGGTCTTCTTGTATTTAGGTAATTTTTGTACAGGAAAATTAGATTTGTCTACCATTTTAATTATAATTAAATATCTCTAAATATACCTTCTATAAATAAAGAACGTTTAGAAACTTCTTTATTCTTCTTAACTGTAACAGAATAGAGCTCTCTGAGATATATCATGATTTGTATCACGGCCATCACCCTATCAAAGTTACCAGTATCATTAAACGCTATTAATTCCTCTAGCAGAGGTTCTGAAAAAATCTTTGTTAGATTTTTTTTACCTGGGGCATACTCTTCATTTAACCAATCCTTAAGTAAACCTATACCCCATATCTTTAAAGGTTTGCTCATATGGCAACCTTTTGTCCTTTGTACAGTTGTAACACCTACAACATCTCTGATTATATCTGGCTGATCTGCCAATAAATAATCACATTTCTTATGTAAGAAATAATCAAATATACCTTTGTTTTGATTTTCATACATGATTTTAGCTCTATAATATAAAGCTAAAAGTCTAACCTTCTCATAAAAAGTTTCAGCCTTATCTGGACGCCCTGTATATTCTGCAACAGGTAAATCATAATAGGCCTCAAAATTTTGAAAACGTTTATAAACAAAAGCCGAGCCTAAAGAATCTGTAGATGACTGATCATAATCATAACTATCACACCCTATAACATACAACCCAAAAGGTATTTCATCCGGAGGATGTTCCCATATTACTATGGCTCCTGTTGGGTCATCATTTGATGAAACTCTATACTTAGTTAAATCCTTATATTTAGTATTAATCTCCCATCTAACTATACCATCTTCCCCAAAATATAAATCACCTACTTGCTTAAAATTCTTTAACTTACTAGAATTTCTTATCTCAGCTAAATGTCTTATAATATCTTTTTTTGGAAATATATTCCCCGATATCTGCAATGTTGCTTCCATTGGATTAAATGGATGCTCTGCAATATACCTATCTATTGAAGATTTATCACTAGAATTCTCTATTATAATATCACGTTGTTCATTCGCCCAAATTAACGTAACATGAATATTAGAATTACCATTCTTATCCATAAATGGAATTCCATTTATATCTTTGCCATAAACATTAAAATATTCTGGTACAAAGAACCCACATGGTTTACCATCTAACGCACCATCGTCCCAAATGTTTTGTATGGGCAAAGCATTATATGCGTCTGGTTCATAAAACAAATCTTTCAATCCTTCATAATTAGCATCCTCAGTACCACCAGTACCATATGCTATCATCAAACCAAATGCAACATTACCTTCCTCTACAGAAGGTCTAGCTATTTGCCAAGACTCTTTTAACCCAGGAAATTTACCAGCCTCTTCCCATAATATTAACTTTGCTCGTTTACCCCTAGCTTTTTGTGGGTCATTTTTAAGACTCACACCTATAATCTCAGAGCCATACCCTTGTTCAGATACTATACCATATTCATCTGCAGACCTCATCACAAAAGAAGCCCTTTTGTGCATACCTGTATCCTTCTTTTGCCTACGCTTACTAAAAGCAGTCTTTGTATCTATAAATGACATCATATCCCACGCCTTTGTAAGCAACCCATCTTTTGTTAAAAACTCTGCCTCAGCAGCAATGGCATAAGACTTAGACCTTGGTATACAATAAAAATTTCTACATAACATAGAAGCACCTTTATAAGAATACCCAGCACCACGTTTCTTAATCGTCACAAGATGTTTACCAAGTCTCTCTGCTTCTTCTATTGCATCAAAATAAGCCCTATCATAATCATAGTACCTAGGAAAACTTTCAACCCTCTTTATAATAGTCCTAGTTTTACCACGAGCATCTATGATTTCCTTTTCGTCTGTCTTTACTATCCTACAATAATTCAAATAAAAATAAAAATACCCAGATATAAACTCACCATCTTCGGTAGTATACCCAAATATACAACGACTAAGCTCCTCGTCCCAAAACTTCATATAAGCTGTGGTACCAATAGGAGCTGCCGTATAATACTCATACTGTTCATAATTAACTGCTGCCGGTCTAAACTTGTCAGCATTATCACAGTTAATTACCTTAATTTTATATACACCTGCCATTAATCTAACCCATAATCAAAATCAGATCTCTCTAATTCATACAAACCTACATCACCACCTCCTCGTACATTAGAAGATTCTGTCTGTTCTTTACGAACCATTTCCTCTAACATATTTAAAGATTTAACAATACCCGCAACCTCTTTCAAGTTTGATGCTAAATCCCTAGATGAAAATACAGGTTTCCCATAAGAATCCCTAACATTAAAATCTACAGAATCAAAATACTCAGACAGCTTTTCTGCTGCCTTTTTTGCTGATCTTAATAACCTAGAATTAGTAGTTTGTTTAAGGTCTCTGAACTTTTCAGTGGCCTTACTTATTAATTCATCAGGTTTCCATTCTACCCCCATGAAATCTTTTAAAATCATATTCTCCCTTTCGTCTTCCCTATAAGCACGATAAGGATTATCAACAGATTCATCACAAAGATATACTATATACGAAATTTCTTTCGTAGCGTTACCTTTCATCTTAGATTTATCCCTGTCCCATATAGCTTTAAATTCTGGAATATTAAGAGATTGGGGATTTAAAACCACCCGATTATCTACTATATCAAAGATTTTCATTAATGAACAACTTTAACAACATCAGCAGTACGATAGAAATCACCTGCGGTTAATCCTGCAAGCAAAGCTGCTGCATTATCAGCATGCTCTGACAAACCTGTAGATTTTAAACCATTAGAACACAGGTCTAATTTAGTAGAAGAAAACTCATATTCTTTAGCAGCGTCAATCCAAATTTGTATTGGTTGAGTAACTGAATCACCATCAGAATTAGATTGTAAAAACACGTAACCTCCAACAGTAACTCCTGTTATGTTTAATCTACAACCAGTTCCACCACCTACTATTAAAACTGTTTCAAGATCATCTTGAACTATATAAGCAGTACCACCAGTATTAACACTTACACTTGTAACACCACCTACACCATCCACTGTATTAACCCACACTCTACCTCCACAAGCACCTATACCTGGTTGATATATTTCTAATACATCATCTACATTATAACCTGTGCCTGCATCATGAATAGTAATTGTACTTAAAGCACCACCAACGTTTACACCAGTCGCAAATTGACTATAATTACCTGTAGTGCTACTTTGATGTGTATAACCACTTCTATTATCCCCTGTTACTAAAAATCTACCACCACTATCTGCACTATTTATTTTTATAAAACCATCACTACAATTAACATAAAAAGTTTCAATTCTATCCAACTCACATGTACCACCATCGGCTATCAAATCATTACCAATATTAACATTACTAGCATTCAAATTAATATCACTTGCATCAATATTAATATCCTTACCTTCAATTGCTAGATCAATAGGAATACCAGCATCCCAATTCATTGATGCTATCATACTAGTATCCCCAGGAAACGCACCAGTGAAATAAGCAAGAGTAAGGCCAGGGCCTGTGGGCGGAAGTGCAGTAGAACCATCTACATGTATACCATCTGTATACAATTCATGATTGCCTAAGTCAACATCTTTTATAGCATTTATATATGGTATATAATGATGAGGATCTAAACTTTTACCATCAGATCCATTTTTACCAGGGAACCCTCTTAAACCTTCTTTTATAAAATAATCAACCCCTTCTACTGGAGTTTTACCATCTTTACCAGGTTCACCAGGATCTCCTTTGTCACCTTTATCCCCTTTTTCTCCTTTAAATTTTAAATCAGGATTCTCTACAACAGGTTTTTTAGTGCTAAGTTTCTTTTCCTTTTTATCATAATATAAATTCTTCATATTAACTACCATTATATTCTTTCCACCCACCCCAAATAAAATTAATCTTTTCGTAGTCACCATCTTCCCAAGCTTTCTCTATAACTTCCTTAGCAGAATCACTTGACGGAACTATAAAACCTTGTGTAGTTGCCATCATAATGGTAACCTCATCTATATTTTCTAATAATATTTTTTTCCTAGTTTCAGTTCTCATTGTTTTATTTTTATAACCACCTTTTTGACAAAAAGCACCAAAATATGGTATACGCATTCCATCCTCTTGAAAATCGTCTGTAACCAAATACTTTAAATACAAAAAAGGAGAATTAACTATTGCTTTACATACCCTATAGTCTATTTTATATTCTTTGGCTAGTTGCTTTATCAACAACTCTTGCTTGTTCACCAACTTTGTCATCTGATATAAAACCTATTTTTTTACCCGCTTTAAGTATTTCATGATTAGCAATAACCGTATTCTCAATCCTATAGACCTTAATACCTAAAAACCTAATCTCATATACTTTATTACTATTTTCATCATATATCTGATGTTCAACATCTTTCCACTCTAGATTATGATTCAGCGTCTTTTGTATAGACACCAGCGATAGCTTTTTCCACAACTGCTTTATCTTCAACATCTTTTAATATCTTTAAACTAAATAAAACCTCAACAGTATCACCTTCAACATCAGGTTTTATGTTATCATTTATTACCCATTTAGATTCACCACTTTTTACTATAAGACCTTTAGTTTTTATAGTATTCAAATACCTACTTAAATTTGCTTCACTAATACCTAATACCAATTTTATATTCTTCCTTACTGTTTTATGATTTATATTCTCCGCATAACCTGCATCACTAAACAATAATAAATGAGAAAATACCTCAGCTTCCCTCGGAGAAAGCTGAAGTACCCCATTTAAAATATTTACAAAGTCAGTATAAAAACTACCCTTGTTTACTTTCTTCTGTAGTATCATCTGCTATATCATAATAAATATTAGTAGTAATCCCACAATTCTCACACTTGATTTTTAGAAAAGTATCTTTGCCGACAGGAAAAAATACCCCGTGCCTTACAGAAGCAATCTTATTAACAAAATGACACAACCCACATTCAAATACAAGATCTGCTTTTTCAGGCGGCAGTTCTCTCTTCTTCTCCATACGGACTGGTTCTTGATCTGGTGCGTCTGTATTCTCTGTTTTTTCACAACTAACAAATTTTACAGGCGGTACTTCCTGTTCTTTTTCTTCTATAGCTGGTTGTACTGGTGCTGCTTTTAATTCAAGTAATTTAAAATGTTTACCCAAATTATTCTCAACAATCAAAGGATCTATAGCAATAGCATGACCTGAATAATAATAATCATTGTCACCTATTTCTTCCTCTTCAACCCTACTTATATACTTAGAACTCGCACCATCAAACTTCAGCACAGTCCCCTTCTTAATTCCTAAAAAGGACTTTATAACCTCAACTGGTTCAAATTTATCTGTCTTGCACATTTTCATATTAACCTTTAATTATAGATTTAACAAACCAACCAAATGGTTTAAATAATTCTAATACTATTGCTGTAAAATAATACTTATGTAATTGGCCTTCACAAAACCAAAATCCATAATCTTTGTTTGTATTATTCCTATCAATATCAATTCTCAATTTATACTGAGTTAACCCAGTATTATACTTCTCATCTTTTTTCTCTTTCACAACAGTGCCTTTACAAAGGCCCCAGTTGGTATATACATAAAACTTTTTACCTATCATATTCTAATACTTTTAAACGAAGTGCTACTTCCACCTCTATCATTAATTGTTTACTCATCCATGTTTTAAACCCAGGGTATATTTCATATAAATATATACCGTCAGGCATGTCTTTATTTATCTCTAAAACTTCTGCCCTTATGTTATCTTCAACGCCCTTGCCCAACATACTGTTTAACATAATTCCTACTATTTTTATTCTTTGATTCTTTACATTTAGCATGAATACCAGGCCTTTTATGCCTTGGCTTACGCCTAAATTTACTTACACCTATACCTCTAGCCATTATTAACTACATTTACTATTACCACACGATTTACAAATCATACAACCATTCTCCATAACTAAACCATTCCCACACACTTCACATTTAATACCTTTAATATTAGTACCATCTGGTATGTATTTTTTTAATACCCTAGATATTGCTTTTGTAAAAGATGTTAAATCACCACCTATTTTATTAAGTTGTTCCACTATAAATTTAATGTCAGTACCATGTCTTAAAGCAGTAGACACTAACCTAGTTATTGCTGACTGCTCATCTGTTAAATTCTCTGTAACATTAATAGTACCATATATATAATTACCTTTTGAATTCTTAACTATATCCCCTTCAATAGAAGGTAAAGAATAGTTCAAAACAAATACTTCATATGGTTTATTATCAAACAAACCAACAAGCACACTATAAACATTACCTTTTATCTTAACTTCATTAACTTGAGCCCTTAAAATTTTAGGCCTCTTTGGGGCATTGTGTTGCTTAAATTCAGTCTTATTCTCACCTTTATTAATTAACACCCCATCCCTACAACCTTCACGATATACAGTAATACCCTTACAACCACTTTCCCATGCAGTCATGTATATATTAGATATATCTTCAACTGTTGCAGTTGCTGGCAAATTAATAGTAGATGCTATACTATGGTCTATATATTTCTGTATAGTAGCTTGCACCTTAACCCTATCTAAAGGGTTGATATCATGTGCTGTACAACCATAATAAGGAGATGCTTTAATATATGTATCCTCTATATCTATATTATACAATGTTTTTCTATCCCAAGCATCACCAAATAATTTTAAATCTGTTGTATATTTCCACTCTTCATATTTAGGATGTAATACAGTATACTCTTCCCATTTGTCACCTTGTTTATCTACAAATACAACATTATCAGATTCCTCAACCTTACGCCTACGTATATATAATAAATTAAATACTGGCTCTATACCACTTGTTACACCAGCCATAATAGATATTGTACCTGATGGGGGTATAGTTAATAAAGCAATATTACGTCTAGGCATAGGGTCTATATTTTTATCCCATACAGGAAACGCTCCACGCTCTTCTGCCATGTATTCGCTAGAAGTATAAGCAGCTTTTTTAAATATGTTAAACATAAAATCAATTGTGCTTATAGATTCTGGTGAACCATATTTAACATTTAATGCTGCTAAGCAATCTGCAAGGCCTATTACAGATAAACCAGTCCTACGACCTTTGTGTAGTTTCTCATATATCTTTGTCCAAAGTATATACTCCCTATGTGTAGAATCACTATTTACTTTAGCAGGAGATATCTTTTTTAATATTTTATCTATCTTTTCTTTCTCTAAATCAATCACATCATCCATCAATCGTTGAGCCTTATTAACAACATCAACAAATTTTATAGCATTAAAAGTAGCATTAGGAGTAAAAGGTTTATCAACAAAACTAAACAAATTAACAGACATTAAACGACATGTATCGTACGGACATAAAGGTATCTCCCCACATGGATTAGTTGATACAGATTCAAACCCTTTATATTTATCAGCAGGACTATTATTAGTAATAGTATCCCAGAATAATACACCAGGTTCAGCTGTAGCCCAGGCCTGATATACCAATTTTTGCCAAATGGTCAATGCCTGAGGTACTTTAGCTTTTACATCATCCATAAATTTGTCAGTAACCTTTACTGAAATATTACAACCTGTAAGCTTAGTTATATCTGCCTTAGACTCTATAAAATCCTCTATATCTGGATGATCAACTGACATAGTTAATATCAAAGCACCACGCCTACCCCCTTGAGCTACTTCACGAGTAGTGTTAGAATACCTACTCATAAAGCTAATTGCCCCAGTTGAGGTGCAAGCTGCATTATTAACAGAAGCACCTTTAGGACGTAAATGTGAAATGTCATGACCTACACCACCACGCCGTTTCATTAATTGTACTTGCTCTTCGTCAATTTTACAAATTGAACCATACGAATCAGTACTATCACCAATAACGAAACAATTGCCAAGAGAGGTGTAAACATGATCATTACCAACACCAAAGAGAATAGACCCACCTGGAATAATGTAAGTAAAGTCTTTAAGCAAATTGTATATCTCTTCTTCATATAATGGATTTGGGTATTTTAATTCAATACGTGCAAATTCTTTAGCTAAACGATGAAACATATCATCAGGAGTAGACTCTAAATAATTACCTAAATTATCATGTAAACAGTACTTATCAACCCAAAGAGTTGCTTGTAATTCATTACCTTTAAAATAATCCTTTGCTGTTTTTAATACTTCTACCCTAGTCATTTAGTCCTCCTTCATATCATATAATACAGGACACATCTGCATAGTATCTATATTACGACCTAACCTTGGGGTATCACATTTTTTAGAATTGACCGCATCTTTATGTCTACAATGCTCTGTAACAACAAGAGCCCCTTTGTGTGTAGAATGTGTATTATAATGCTTACACTCTGACTTAATACACCACCACTTTGATTTTAAACTCATACTGTTATATTTTTTGTTTTGAGTATATACTCAGTTTCTATTAATCTTTTAATCATAGGCCATTCAAATTCAAAGTTAATACAATAACCCCACAATGACCTATCATCCACTAATATATCATAATATAATTTACGGGGTAAGCCACATTTAACTAATTCACACTTAGCTATAAACTCTGGACAATTCTCATTAATTGAATGATACCTTATACCATTTTCATTCAAAAACTTTATCATATCTGCCTCATTCTGATTAGTGCGACATGACCATATTATAATGTAATATTTACCACTATCATATAATTCATTAATGCATTCTTTAGCATGTGTAAATAACTCCCCCATCTCTGGGTAATTATGACTAACTATAGTCCCATCAAAGTCTATTGCTAAAACTAATTTATCACTTAACATTTATTTTATTTTTCTGCCAAACACTAATAAAAGTCCCTAACCAACAACCTGCTGCAATAGGTATTAAATTCCATAAGTTATTAACATATTCGTATGTAAATAACCCCCCTGCAACAACTAAAAACATACTAGTGTTTGCGGCTTTTAGCCTGTTGTATTCGGCTACAGCTCGCACATACTTAGCGTTTGTATAGTCATATACAATACACCCAAAAAATAGAGCAAGCCATAACCAAACATCAACTTCGCCAAAACCCATTTATTCATTTATTGGTTCTACAACTTCCTCTGTAACCTTATTATTCTTATCTGCCTCTGCTTCTAACACAGTAGTTTGTTCATCTAAATATATAAAAGCAGCTTTAAACTGCTCTAACACAGCTATAACTTTTTCAATAGTATTTATAGAGGTTTGCCTAGCATCTGAATTAAAAGATTCTGTATAAAAATTAAACACTCGGTCCCCATTACTAAGCTTTAAAATTGCCTGTGGAGAAACCCACTCTAGCTTAGTTCTAAGGTCGTCATAATAGTATAACTCTAATTCACATTTAGCCTGTATAAAAGACCCATCATCACTTAAAAACTGTTGATGATCAAATATTGGCTGTTTTATATAACGCTCTTTTTCGCCCATATTAATCAACTAATAACCTAATCAGTACATTATAACTTATTGTTTTTGTTTTCGAACGCCGCATTAGTTTTAAAATGCGCTTCTTCAACGGCTTTAAAGGGCTAACTTCAACAACCCTATAAACCGGTATTAACTTAACTAATCTCATATTATTATCATTTTAAATAACTTTATACTAAAACTGCCCCACACCCTTTATACGTATAAGTTACAATAAAGTTACAATTAATGTAAAATATTTTCATAAAAAATAAAAGGCTAGAGTATTTAGCCCTAGCCTTGTACAGAATGTTGTTACACACCTGCTATATATAATCAGAGGTTTTTTACACCCCTTGGTCTCACTTTACAAAAGCATAAATCCCTTTTGGTTCCACTTCTTCTTGCACATCATTGCACCTCCCCCCTTTATTACGGTCAAACCACAATAAAAATAAAGCGTTACATAACACATGGGCTAAATGATTTAACCCAGATTCTTGGTCTATTTTAGACCCTTTACGCCAATCAACTAAATGCCTCAATAAAGCAGCATATAGTCGGTCTGTCGCATTTGGCATATTTTGCCAATTATTAGGAGCATACTTTTCAGCCCCCATGTTTATAACTTTAACTAGCTCTTCAATTTCGGCAACTGGTAAAAGGTCCCACCTCAACTTACCATCATCTGCCTTGTCTATAACAGTCATTTACCATTTTTTAACAGCTCACACACTTGTGTCAAGTGTGGACATTCAACTTCGCCTGGCCCGTAATAAGCGCAATGTTCGATAGGACACAACCCCTCGTCACATATTAATGACCTTAAGTCTAACGTGTCTAAGTCTGAACCTACAGATTCAACATGCTCAACTAACCTACGTAACTCAGCTTTACTTAATTTTGCCATGAGGTAACCCTTTTAACTTATACTTTATATAATCAACTACAACATACCTAGCTACCCCCAACTCTTTTGCTATAGGTTTCAGTAAACCCTTATCTAAAACCCGATCACCAAATCTTTCATATAATATATTTATGGCCCATAACTTATTATGATTATTATCATCTTGTATAACCTTTAATAATAAAAAATCATTAAATATATTTTGTTGAACACTATTCAAACTTTTCATAATAAGAAGTCAAAGCCAATTAAATAATATATGATATTAACTAATAGAGGTGTTCCCTTTACCTTGCGGTAAAAGACCTCCTTTTTAAATAAAAACTTCAGTTATTAGGCAGTGCTGACAATAGTTAATTTGTCTACCTCGGTGTATCCTTTTATATACACCTCACCTAAAACTTATATTTTATTCTTTGTGACCAATGGATGACCGTCCTACTATTTGTAGTATCTCCACCCAACTCTCCTCCCAATTGTTTACCAGACACCAGGGAGGGTTCAAGGATCTACTCGTTATACGTACAAGTTACAATTTTGTTGCACTTTATACAAAATATTTTTTTAGTTTATTATAGCTTTTTTAATGAGTCTGTAAAATAATACTTACCATTAACATTACTCAAGATATAATATAACTTTGTCATAGCATCAGGTTTATGTGGCAATTTCTTCTTTACAGTCGATATAAGCCGCTTTATTTTACGCTTTAACTTCCTGTACCACATAATTATACCATTTTAGCTATTATCTCAAATCGCTTTAGCATAGACACATCTTTCAGCAGGTCAAAGTCTATAACATTAGACAACCTATACACAATCTTATCGCCTATGTTAAGGTCTTTAACATTATCAGACTTTGCTAAAACTATAGCAACCTGATACTTATAATTTATCTCAACAACCTTCTTGACAGTCTTTAACTCGTCAAGCATTGGATTTTTACCTTTATTAGCCTCATCATCTAAAACCGTATCCGTAGTACTATAACTACGTAATGGTAATGGATATACTAATAACCTATCATCAAGCAATATAAACTGCTTGGCTTTTTCAACTAATTTATCAATTTTCTTCATATTAATCACAACTTAAAAATATAGTAGTTATAGGCCTTACTGTATTACATGTTGGGCACCTACAATCTATATGATTTATTTCCTCTAACCCTGGTTCTACACTTAACACTTCTTCACACTCCTCACATTCAAAAGTAACAGTAGTTTCATATACCCCACCACGTCTACACATTATTATTGGTTTACCATACACTTCTTCTTCTGCTTTACAGGCATCAATCTCTTTAACCCAATCTGCTATTTGTTCCCTAGTAAATACCATACTATATACATATTTATACTCATTATACGTATTAAAAATATAAAGGTTACAAATTTAACCTTTTATTTTCAATACCCCCGGCTTAACTATATATATAAAATACCCCCCTACCCCATACTATATATTAACGTGTGTGAGAACTGTATAAACTGTGTATATAGTAGCCCGTCTTAACCGTACATTTTGTATATATAATAGCCCCCGCTAACTGCCTCATATCAACTACCCCCGAGCCCTTCGGGAAGGGGTTGTACCCCGTCACCAATAATAAATAAGTTTTAAAAACTAAAAACCACGACATGAAAAGCTTTTATGCAAAACCAGAAAAGTCCTTTAGTGAGTCTGCATTAGCCACACTCAAAGGCAACGCACAGATGGAAATCAGCGATATTCATTTTGGTGAACAGTTTGTAGAGACCAAGAAAGTCGCTGAAATTGATGGTCACAAGGTCAGAATTAACCAATATGACCAGAAGAAGACAGGTACACCGATGATAGGGTTTGAGTTAGTGCCTGAAACCACAGTAAAGAAGGGTGGATGATAGTGAGCAGTAATAAACTGCTCTTTACGCTATAATACCATTGATACATAAATAAGGACAATAAGCAAATTAATAGCCTATGTTTATCAATCATATTGAATACATTGGTTATAATTATCTGAATATTAAATTATATAAGCAGTCAATATCCTCAATACAAAGACTGCACACCAGACACAAATTAGAGTTAGTTTCACCTATTTGCTCCATTACAGGTGTCTGACCATAACTATATAACTGGAACAAATAAAATAATATTTAGATTTAATGAAATAACTGGCTCCTTGACTATAATATTGCTATAATTAGGGGGCCTTTAATATCTACACCTTTATCAGTCTAAATTATAGCATAAGGTGATAATATCATGCACAATCAAAGGACATATATTAAATCATATCAATGATCTAGGTAAATTGTGCAAGGGCAGCTAATGTTCATCCGACTAAGCGTAAGCTGAAAGATGTTTCAATAATAAAAACATTAGCCTTCATATATAATCATAAGTATGTGAAGTATAGTTGAATAAGCTAACATTGAACCTGGTTTCCATTTAATAAAGTATTGAAATAATGTAATATTCGGATTGAGTTCCTAGCTTAATAAACTAATTGTGCGACTCAGCTTGATAACTGAGTAATATTAACCATTAATAATCACGACAATGAAAGAGTATAAAACTCATGTAGACCAAGCTTTTTGGCCAATACCAGCCGGAACAAGAGAAAGTAAAATTCAACCAACCATTGAATTAATGGAAAAACATTGGTCATATATTAAACTATACATACACAAAAGTAAAAGAGTAAAAAGCTTTACAGGAAAAAGAATAATACATCGTTTTTTAATAATAGCATCTCTATATGAGTTAAACACTACCGACCTATTCAACTTCGGAATAGAAATTGGACAAAGCTTAGCAACATCAACCCCTAGTTTTATAACTAAAACTTCACGACAATGGTAACTAAAATATGTTATGGTCCATTACATTCAAATGGCAAAGAATTGCCAATAAATAACTTCCGTATACAAAAAGTAACCACAAAAAGACCAAATAAAACATATATATATCACATTCCAACAAATATATGCAAAGAATGTGCAAGAGAAGAAAATAAAATATGGAGAAATAATAACAAAAAACACATAAGAGAAAAAAACAAAAAATACTCAAAAACAAAAAAAGGTAAAGATATAATACGTAGATGTAGAATAAAAAGAGAGCAAATAAAACGAAACACTTTAACACCAGATTATATAAAACATACTATAATATATGATCTTCATTTAGACAAAAACTCAATAACTCCAGAACAAATAGAACTCAAAAAAGCACAATTAACTTTATATCGTCAAATTAAAAACCAAAAATCATGAAAAACCCAATCACGACAACAGATTTAAATGAATTAAGAGATTACAAATCAGACTTAATCACTTATTCAAAAGAAGTACATGACGGTAAATTAACTGTCGAAAAAGCATCAGCCATCTCAAAATTAGCCAACTCCATAATAAAAATGGACAATGGTATCTTACAAAGAATGCGTATTGAAGAAAGGTCAAAGCGCAAATAATGGCACATACAATATTATCAAGTCAATTAGATGGTGAATATAAACATATTATAGCATCATCAAGTGCTGAACAAAAGAAAATAGAAATGACTATAACCTTACAAACTAACAGGTTTGGTCATACAACAGAGACCATATTTTTTCATATAAAACATATGAATAATATAATATGTTCAGTTGGAAAACTATCATTAGCTATTAAAGCATATAATAGTATACAAAACAATATGCCTAATTGTTTAGCTAAACTTGTGCTTTCTACTCCACCTAAAACCATTACATCTGGGACACTATGCCTACAATGTGATCATCAAGACCATTGTAATACATATCTACGTAACCCTGAAAGACCAACAAGACAATGTGCATCATTTAAACCTTTAACATAATCACGACAATGACACCACAACAAATTAAACAACTACGATATGGTCACGTTGAACCATATATGACTGGGTCAAGGGAATACCCTACAAATAAAGCAGACTGTATAACATGTGTGGGGCCGAATTTAAATAGCCCACAATGTAAATTGTGTACAATACATAACAAACCAAAAACATCTAAATCATGAGGAAAATTAATTGTATACACACACCAATACTAGATGTTGATGATAACATCATTGGTTATGGGCAAATTAAATTCCCTGAAACAGAAGTATCAACTCAAAGTTTACTTGACAGTATTGATGACCCAACAAATACAATAATTGGGAAGATTGGTACTAAACGTGACTTATTTGGTCACACTGAACATCCAAACCCAGAGTTTGATATTAAAGAGATAATGATGGCTAAATCATTAAAGTCTGCAATAGACGTATATGTTTTAACCATGCAATCTAATAAATAATAATATAAAGCCTTGTTATGCGTTCTTTGTATAATTACAGGATAATTGTGTACATATTTCAAATTGATAATTTATTTATTATAACAAGGCTTTTAACAATATCACTCATGACGATGAGTTAAGTCTGATAATAAGATATGCAATGTCTTAAAAACAGCCAATAACCTATTGCAGGGTTATGTGATAACTGAATTACAAAACAGTTCACGATGCTAACAAAAGAGTAGAAGCTACGGTTTAAAGACTAGGGTCTACGCATTGAAATAGATTGACAACAATAACCACTATATATAATTCGCTAATTCACAAAAACTCACTATTATTTAAAACATTATGGCACAAAAAACAAAAGCCACCGAAGCTGAAATTCGGCAAAAACTAATTGAACTGAATCCTGGCCTATTCGGGCCTGCTGCACATCCGCTTATACCTCAAAAAACAAAATTCATCTTAACAGGTAAGGTGAAAGTAAGTAGCGATAATGTAGAAAAAGATCAATTCACTCTGAGAACCAAACTTTCGGATGAAGCTAAAAAAGCCAATCCTACACTCAGAGACACTAACTATCTCAGGATAGTTAAAACTGACTACGTCAAGACTGTAACAAGTCCTGATGAACCCATTGTTGTACCACGTAAAGCATGGGCTGATAACTTATTTGAAAACCAGCAACCTGAATTCTTCTCTGACATAATCGAAAGATTAAAAGAAAAGGAAAAATGGTTTGAAGGTATGAAAAAAGATGATGAAGGTAACCCAAGGCTTAAAATGCGTAACCCTGTAATGGGGGTATTCGTAGCTGTTCAGGTACCTGGACATCATGTAATAGGACCTGATGGTAAAGTTCTTTCAAATGCAAGGAAAGACATCAGTACAGGTAAATTTGGTGAAAAATCCAAAACTGTAATGAGGGAAATGCGTATGTTCATATACGACCATCAGATTCCTTCACTCATGTCATTGGCTATTGCACAATACCAAAAGCGTGTAGAACCTCTGCTTGCTGAAGAAGTAACATACGTTGTAAATACAGCAGGGGCAAGTGAAAGGAAAGTTGAAAACCTTGAAGATGTAAGTATGCCACCTGAAACTGACAAAGATGACGATACCGGCAAAGATGCCGCAGGTATGGACCTTCCATAATTAGGCCATTTTGGCGTATTTAACATAACAACAAATGTAGAGTGTGAGAAATTAGGCAGTCGTGGGCCTCATGAGTATTACACTCTACATTACTTTATATATGCAATACAAATTATATTATAATTTGTTCCCCCTTTTTTGTTTATCAAACCCATTCATACTTGTAATCATGGCAAAAATTCAATTTAAATCATTTAAACCAAGGCGGTATAGTAATAGTAATTATTATAGGAGTGGTATCGTTTCTTTTCGTCATATTGGTCCAGATCATAAATCACATTTTAACAAAGAAATATGTGCTAGATGTGGTTGGACTATGGGGGAACATTATGGTACTGATCCTTATTCTGAATGTCCTACACCTAAAAAGAAATAATCATGAGTAAAATACATAAGATATATGAATATAAAGGTGTTAAATTAATGCGAGTTAAAGCACTCTGTAATAATAATAGTATTATTAACGAAATTTATCATCATAAATGTGAAGGTTGTTATTTTAAGGATAATTCAGATTGCCTAAAATTAGAAAATAAGAAATATAAATATCCTTGTTTTAAAAAAGTATTTGGTAAAAATATGGACTTAATATATATAAAAATATGATACATCCATTTAATTGGCCAACAGTATTTACACTATTATACATAAGTATAATAGTTATAACAATGGTATATATTGCTGTACAACATGAAGACTTACCAATACCAATTATGATGGTATTTAGTGCAATGTGGCCATTATTTTATTTAGTTCTATGTTTAACCTCAACACTTGATTGGTATGCAACCACAAAACAAAACATTACGACTAAAATTAAAAGTTGTAGAACACCAAACACAGACTCGATTAACATCAAGGATAAATCTTCCAGAAGTAATATTAAACTCGGAAGAATTAAATATGCTAAAAGAGTTAAAAAATAAAATGAAACGCTCTGGGAATATTACATTATGGAACCAGAATAGACGTTTTGCTAAAAAAATATACTCATCTAAAATTATTGGATGTTTAGATTCATCTGGTTATATTAACCAAGTGTTAAAAAGACCTTGTACATCATTAGTAAAAAGGTAATATTATATGATACCAAAGGGTGACAGCATCACCTGACTATTGTAATTGATTTCTGTAATTAGGGTAATTCCATTTACATACTGACAATATTGGTAACAAACTCATATAACTAATGGTGTACTCCTATAACAAGGGTAGTGTAAAGCGGACCGAGTCCGTAGGTATTATCATTAATAATTGAATATCAATTAGATAATATTACAGATTATCTGTACACCCTTGTTATCCTATAGGGCAAGTTCAGACCTCTCACTCATTGTGACATATACTCTGAAACTAAACTGTTGTTTAGCCTTGCCCTACCTCAAACAAGCTTTTATATTACATCCCTAAAGTTATTAACATTTGTAATATTTGAAAGCTTGAGTTGTACAGCAAACCAAATGGGACACTTTGTAAGGTAAAGCCGAAATTATGATTAGGGTGATAGTAATGTCACCCTAGTTATAAAATCCCCATATGTTGGAATTGGTAGACAAGAGGGACTTAAAATCCCTTATTCAGTAATGGATGTGTAAGTTCAAGTCTTACTATGGGGACTAAAAAGTATATTGACAAAGGTTTTGCATATATATCATTATAGTATGTAATATTACATAATATATACGATTATATCAATTCCTGTATTATAAATATGAGCTGCCTATAGTGCCTATTCAAGTTAAGCCTAAAGCTATAGCCCATAATATAAATAATACTAGATATACTTTTTTCTTTTTAAATCAATTAACAATCAAATACATGATATTCAAAGAATCGTGGTATAATAAGCTTAATTTTATTAAGTGTAATAAATCAGCATTTCAATTAGGTGTTATGATAATTGGGTATTTCCCATATCATACTGCTAGGATAAAAGGTATATATGATAAAGACGAACATATAAGTAGTCTTATATGTATACCTAGAAAATTCTTTAAGGAGCTTGAAAATATATTAAGTATATATAAAATACTTGATAATAAAGCTGTCTATATACTTGAATCTATACAAGCACATTCTGAGAACATTGCAATAATGTTTAAAGATGATTTTTGCTTAATTGGTTCATGGGAACAAGTAGTTGATTATGATGGTACATCATTAACAAATAAATCAAATCAAGATAAAGGTGCACCGTTTGACGAACCCAGATGTTTTAACCCTGAACCATTACCTCTTGAGTGTAGAGAATGTGGACATCAGAACTCCGAGAACTGTAATACCTGTAAAGTTATTAATCCCCAATTTGATGGCGTATGACAGATCAATTAATCTCATTTGAGACAGCTAAATTAGCTAAAGAAAAGGGGTTTGTAAATGGAAGTATATGTGATTATAGAAATAATCATTTATCAGACATTCATATATTGAATAATGAAATAACTCTACACACAAATAATTTCGTGCAGAGGTTTGTTTATGAAGCACCTACTCAATCTCTACTTCAGAAATGGTTAAGAGAAATACATGACATTCATATGTTCCTTCATCCTTATTCAGACAAAACTTTTGCTTGTGATATTGTAGATAATACTTATAAAACAAGTAAATATATTCGTAATATTAAGTCACTTAGATATAATACATATGAAGAAGCACTTGAACAAGGTTTAATTGAAGCACTAAAACTAATACTATGAAACTAATTAATAATACAAGAGAATGTGGTTATAAAGTACTAGTTCATGTTGGCTGCAACTGTACACATCCTGAAGGTTTAAGGATATCTTGTCATTATGATGCTTTTCCCTTTAGTTGCCCATTACAAGATGGTATAATAAGAACAAGACGTAATCGTTGGAGAGATGGTGAAATGACTGTAACAATACCAAAAAGACGTAATCGTAAGGATTGTAGATATTATGATAAAAAAGGTATTTATAGTTGTAATGAACCAGATGCTCCATTAGATTGCATAGGTGTAACATGTGGTTATTTTAAAACTAAATAATTATGAAAACAATATTAAGTCCAGCAGCGTGTGCATATCGTAGAGAAGATGTGCCACCAACTAGTGAGTATTTCAAATGTATTCATTCCAAAAACTTTAATGGTAATTGTGATAATACTAATAAATTTCCATATGATTGTCCATTAGATGATGCTCCAACACTTAACAGAGCTGCAACATTAAAGCTATTAAAAAAATATTTACCAAATATTTTAGTAGATAAAATAATAGATTTAATATATGCCTAAACGTGTAATTGATATGTCTCTAATTAAATTAATATTAAATGGAGACAAACAACAATTTCGTTGGATACTTGAAGAGTGGGAAGACATAATATACTTTCATATCTTAAAGATAGTTAATAATAAAGAAACAGCAAGAGATTTAACTAATGAAACATTTGTTAAAGCATATTTAAATTTAAATATGTATAATGACAAATGTAAATTTAGTACATGGTTATATAGGATAGCTACTAACACAGCCATTGACTACTTAAGAAAATGTAAAGTACAGCCTGATTTACAACATCAACATGAAGATCATAATCAAATTGTAGATGATGCTACCACAGATGATAACATCATTAAAATGCAGAATTATGTAACTTTAAAAGATGCTGTAAATAAACTTAAACCAATATATCGTAATGTAATACAAAAACGATACTTTGAGGATATGAGTTATGAGGAAATTGCTAATAAACTAAACATGCCTATAGGTACTGTTAAGGCCTATATACATAGGGCAAAATTAGTATTAGCTAAACTAATAATAAATCAACAAAAATAATCATGACTATATTAATATCACTTATTGTAACAATAGTATTTGTTATGCTTTTTACTATACTTAGATTACATTATTCAAGTATTATAGAAAATAGACTAATATCAGCAAATTATATACATGCTATAAAAAAAGTAACAGACTTTTGCATACTTATAGCCATGGTAAGTTTGTTGTGTTTTATAGTTAGTTTTGTCGCAACATATATAATATCTACATGAACAGAATAGATAAACAAATTGAATCTGTTGAAAAAGAAGCAGGCAATAAACCTGGTATATTTTTCTGCCGTCGTAGTAATGATGGTTATGAATACATTTTTATTGAAACTACCCCATTACAAAGAATAAAATTTCATTGTTTAACACAAAGGAAAAATGAGTAAATTCAAATTTACTAAAAATTGGCTGAAATCAAAATTTTCAAAACCAAAGGTTGAAAATCTTTATTATGGCTTGTTAATAAAAAAATCTGCTGTAGAAACCACATTAGAAGATGGTCACCCTATAATAACACATGATGGTGATATGGGGCGTATTGTTAAATTTTATGGTTCTATATGGATGCCAGGTAAAGAAAAATGGTTAGATGTTAAACTAGATAATAAGAGTTATAAACATTGTCACATTAGTAGTGTAAATACTTTACATGTGTTGTTTCCTATAATGGGTAAATCTTATCCATTATCACACTCTTGTTATAGGTTTATAAAACCAGACGATATACATAACCTTTTTGAATTCAGGATCACTAATCGTGGTTATGCGATGTTAAGTGAAAATGAAAAAGAATCACGACAATATATTGCAATATTTAGACGTTCCAGATATGGGGCATCTTTTTTACACAAACTAGAATCAATAGGTTTTAAAATCATAAAAAATTAATCACAATGAGTAAAATTACATTCACTGACAGGGACGATTTATTAAAAAAACTCGTCGTTAAAAAAGTAGATGCCAATAAAGAAGGCGTTTTAAGTGCATTACAAAAAGCTATAAAAAGAGCTAAACGTGGGGATAAAGAAGCCACTAAAGCTGTTATTAAGCTTCGTAAAAACATGTTACGCACATGTGCTGAAGTATATATGGAACTGGAAGAAGATGATTTATTTTCTACAACAGTTGCAGAACTCAATCTCTTAGAAGAAATTGAAGATAACGACTAATATACTGTACAAATAGTTATTCTGTAATCAACGTATAAATAAATCAAATATGAGTAAAAATAATCAAGCAACACAAAATCAGTACAATGATATATATGATACTATTAAAAAGTATGATGTTAATTCATTGAGAGCATTCTTGTACAACAGTACAAAAGACATTACAGATGCTCTAGATTACTGGACAAGACGTAAAATTACACTTATTAATCCTGATGAAATAGCTCAGAGAGACCTTGTAAATTTCGAAATAATTAGACTGGAGTCTATATTATTAGCAAGAACACAATTTACTCTTGACTTTTTCAAAGTATCAGAATTAAATAGTGTAGTATCAGATGCAGAAACTCTAGGAGTAAATAGGAAATTCTTTGATAAAAACTTTCCTACGGTTAGTGGTGGAAAAGATGAAAATAAAGATTTACCATTCGGCCCTCAGACTGAAAAGAAAAGATGGGGTTTCAAGACATTAGAGAATCTTGTCAAAGATGCAATTGCAAGTCATAAGACTAAAGAAACCATCCATTCAGAAATTATAAATCTATTAATTGAAACAATTGTAGATTTAGGGGATAACAAAACTGTAGAAATTTCTACAGAAGCCGAAGCTAATAAATATTATAATACTAATTTTGTTTATTTAGTAGAGGCTGCTGAAAAACAGGAAAAAGAAGCAAAAGTTATTCAAATGATACCGGATACAATTAAGCAAAATGCTTTAGCTGAAAAGTGTAAAGAATTAATTTTAGCTGGTAAAAAAGAAGAAGCTTTGAATTTAGCAAAAGGTTATTTATTAAATGCTAAATATATACCTGTTAAGGAAAAACAAAAACCTGAAAAATGGCACGAAGCAAGGGTAAAAAGCTGGATTGATGATTTGGAAAAATCTGCCAAAAAGCATAATAAAACTGCTAAACCAGACAAAGAAGCAGATACTGATCCTGGTAAAGAAACAAACCCTACTACAGATGCAAAAGAGACTGCTCAACCTGCATCAAGTACAACAGTGGCTTCAGAAAATGCATCCCAGGAAGAGACTTCTGATGAAGAACCTGGTACATTAATAGCAGTGCCAACTAAGTATTATGATAACCTTTGTAAATGGCTAAAATCTGTAAAGTGTGATATTAAAGATATCGTACCAGAGGATGTATATATTCAACTACAAACTAAAAAAGGCAGGGAAGAATATAGTAACATTATATTTGAAGTAGCAAATGAAAATGTTGATAAGACTTTAGAAAATCTTAAAAAGTTTGGAGTTAAAGATGCTGAAATAAAAGTTGAAGATGAATTAGAAGAATCTAATGAATCAAATGCTTATATTAATGAAGAAAGCACCTTACAAAAAGAAGTAGAACACATCGATACTTTATTAGCCAAATGTAAAGAACTACGTGGGTCTGATGAAGGCAAGGCACAAAATATGGATAAAATTAAAGAGGAAGTTAATTTATTCTTTAATTCTCGCCCTGCTAATGAATATAAAGATAGCAAAGAATTTATAAATGTTATCGAAAATCGGCCCAAACTAATTACAAGCGCTAAAGACTTCTTTAGTCACATGTGTTATGAAAAAATGATAGTCTTTGAAGAAAACAACGAAAAGGATCAATATCAAAATGTTGTTGATGCTATTAAAAATGCACCAAAAGATGATAAATTCGAAACTGAATTTGTAATCAACATGGTTAAAAAGTTAAAACATAAAATATTGTTAGGAACTGCTAGTGATAACAAAACACCTGTAAACAAAGCTATGTTTTATACTTCTTATCATGTTCTACATTTTATTGATGTAATCGTAGAATCTTCAAAAGGACCTGAAAGTGACCAAAGTAAAGTACCGGGGGAGCATGTAACTTCGGATGTGACAGGTGCTGGAAATGTATCTACAGAACAAATAGATACTGCATCCGAGAAGCCAATAGATCCGGCTATAACTTTAGCAGAAGAAAAGAAGAAGAGAGTTGATAAACTCGAAGGTATTATACTTTCTGTAATAAAAAGTAATGGTATTTTAGAGGATGTATTAAATCACCCAACACTTCTTAAAATGAAAGGACAAGAGTTTGATGATCCAGAAGAAACAGGAACTCTTGTACTTACAGAGGATAATTACCAAAAATTCATTTCAAAGAAGTTTGAAGAAATCAACGAAACATATGTTGCTACATTAAAGGAATATCCTGTAGCAAAACTATTGCCTCTTATTATAGAAGCTCGTAAAGCTAAAGTATCTGCTGAAGATTTTGCTAAAACAAATCTCAAGCTTTTGGAAAAGAAAGATAAAACTTTCCTACCAATAAAAGGTACAATAGACAATGTCGACAGTATAATCAAAGTGAAAAATCTTGAAGGTTTTACTGCATTTATTAAAGAGATTTATGAGATAAAAGATAAACTCGACATTAATAACAAATATGAAGTATCTGAAATTGAATCTTATAAACATTTCGAAAATGAGATTAAAGTACAAGTTTTGGAAAACAAACTGTCTTTAAATGATTTAAAGAAATGGGCAAGTGATAAGGTTTCTGATAAACTGTTTCCAAAAGAACCAGAAATGCTTCATCCAATGTTTAACTCACAGCATCCGGAAATGCTTGACTCATACTTAGAAGCTTTTACAAGAGCTATGTATACGTCACCTGAATCTATAGTGGAAATGAAAAAGAAAGCTCAAGAACATATAGATTCTAAAATAGGCGATTCCACTGTTGGGCTATTATCTTTTACTAATGAAGTAAGAATATATTGTCGAGACAATAAGATTGATACAGGCCTTAAAGAGATAAGAGAGATGTGTGTAAGTTCTGCAAAAATTAAGAACAAAGCCATGTATGATAAATATATGGAAAATCTTAAATCAGTAAGAGGTACGCCACTCAGTGAAAGTTTACCAAAAGATTCAGAAACCAAATTAGCTGTATCTACAAAGCCTGTTAAAACCGAAACATCTGCAAAGAAAGAAGAGGTTATTGTTTCACCTGCAGACACAAAGGATTTGACAGACATCATTAAAGATGCTTTGGTAACAGCTAAATCTGAAAAAGATGTTAAAGATGTATTAGTTAAATATAAAGCAAAAGAAAACGAAATTTCTGCTTTAAAAGCTGTAAAGTCAGTGGTTTGTGACAAAAAGCAAATTTCTGATATGAGCATGACTGAAGCTGAAGTAAATCAGTGGGTAAAAACTGTTTACACAGACAAAGAACTTGCTAATATTAAGGAAGCAGAAGTAATAGGAGAAACTCGTAAAGAATACGAGAATGAAACTTTTGAAGAATTAGCTAATGCTAAAGATAAACATGGTTTCAAAGAATCTCTGAAATCAATAGTGAAGAAATTTAATGATTCTTCTAAATTAAGAGAGGCTATCGTAAATGCAATAAATTCTGGCAAAGGATTACATACTGTAAGAGTAGCAAAACAAAGTCCAACTGAACATCACAAGATGATAAAGAAGGCTTTTGAAAACTATAATGATAGTATTGGTCAAACAGAATAATTGTTATTAAAACATTAAGCCCTAGTATTATTTGTGTTTGTTTATTCTAAGTGGTAAATCTTATCCTATTTACTAACCGTGGCATAAATAAATTAATACCTAATAGGTAGTACTAGGGCTTCTTTTATAACTTAAATTAAAAAATATGACAACTTCAAAAGTAGCAGAATTAGAGATAATGAAAAAGAAAATTCAAGCTGATATTATTTGTAGTTGCATATCAAAATCAAAAGCCATAATTATTGCAAATGCTGCAAAACAATCTTTAAGGAATTCTGAATTTTTTATAAATAGATTTCCATTTTTGTTGCCAAGTGAAAGACATATAAAAGAAATTACGGATGAATTAGGTAATAAAATCTTTGAATTAAAAAGGGATATATCTATATCCATAAGAGGGATTATAGGTCGAAGACCTATTTATATAGAAGATTTTTTCTGGTTCAGTCCATCTGATTTAAAAAGTGGATATGTTTTATTATATCCACACACATATACTACTAGAGCAGAGCATGTGCTTTTTCTAGTAGAGGCAAGGGATACATTTGATAGTATAATCTATTTTCCTGGAGATGTTTGGCCATTTAAACAAGTAAATCATGTAATATCCTCTATTAAAGGACTATCTGATGAAGAACTTGGTATTGGTTTTAAATATGCGACAAAATCAGATTTATTAACTGAATTATCAACATTATCATCAATAATAAAATCAAAAAAACATGGATCAAACGATATCAAAAACAAACAAGGACGCTTCCAATCTACTTGAAAGTTTGTTCTATAATAAGCTAGTCAAACTTGAAACTGATGTGAAAAAGGAATTACCCGCATTCAGCAAGCAAGTTGAAATAGCTAAAAAACGAGACGAAGTAATTCATTTTATTGAGCATAATCCCCATTCTGTATTTGATGTGAGAGTGCTTAATAAAAATAGTGAAGATACAGGAGATTTTAAATTCTCTTTAGTATTCAAAAACTATGATACTGAAAGTGAAAGACGACCTAACAGGTTTATGATAGTTATAGACTCTGCTTTTAATAATGTAAGTTATTATGAGTGGTCTCTTAACAATGTATTACTTCCATTATGAAATTAATACAAGCTATCATCAACATCTTTCATTTAAGGTGGAATGATAAAATATTTGTTAATGTATATGAAAATTATATTACTTTTGTAGCTTTTATAAAAGAAGTATTTAAGTTCATGTATGTTATAAATATTATACAAAAAGAATATGGGCAAGATTTAAGATTTGCCTTGTGGGCTGCTAATTCTACATCTTATATTGCATGTTATATCGCACTTATATTAAAGAATGTAGATTTCTATTTAATACCACCAAATATAAAATCAGCAATGGTTTCTGGTATAATAACTAATTCTGATATAAATATCTTATTTACATCAGTTAATGTACAAGAATATGATGTTGTAAATAGAGTGCGTGGAAATCCATGTTACAAAACTGCATTTAATATAGACAGTAAACTATTTATTAATAACATCCCATTTATAAAAGGTTATACCTATCAAGATCTAGAAATGGATTTAGAAGCCATAAATAATGGTCCGTATAATGCAAACGAATTAGAAGACATTATCTTTCATGATTTTCATGTTAAAAAAAGGAACCGTGAAATAGGTGTATTCTCTTCTGGAGCTGATTCTACTTATCCAAAATGTGTATATTTCAACGATGAGGAAGTATATAATGCATTCATGAAATTAGTAGATACTAGTTTATTGCCAAATTTAAAGAATAAAGCAATTTATTCTGAAATAAGTTTCGCAATTGCTCCTGTTTGGTGTATATTATGGCCGTTATACTCCGATGCTAGATTTGTATTCTCTAAAATAGAGGCAAATATAGTTATTACAAATACAAATGCATTTGAAAATCATTGGTATGAAGTTGTAAAACATGTATACCAAATTAGATGGTTTGGTAAATTATTATTAGAAACTTGTTTCTCATGGTTATTTACATTAATTGCACGACATCGTCTAAAAAAGGACTTTAATTTTGGTACTCGTAAAGATGCCATCATTATATTAAATGCATTTTTATCTCCAAGGATTATGCATACTATTATTGGTAAGTTACCAATATACACTACTTATGGTGTACAAGAAACTAATCAAGTAATAGCTGTAAATAACTATTCCTCAAAGAAACACAAAGAACAAAATTGTGTTGGAGAGCCTCTAAATAATATAACGGTTGGTATAAAAGAATTGAATGTTCAGACAGGAGAAGGAGCATTAGTAATCGCTAGTGATCATTTTGCTAACTACTTAGAAATAAGTAAAGGAATGTATTATGACACTAATGATCATGCTTCTATAGATATTGCTAATGGAAAAACATTTCTTTTTGTTTATGGTAAATTAAAGTATGCAATAAAGAACTCTCCATTCAATGGTAGTAATTATGAAAACCTTGAACGTATATTAAAAAATGTACCATATTTCAAGGAAGTATTCATATTTATGATGGGTGAAGATTGTCATATTTTGATAAAACCAAATAAGGAAGTTATTGAAGCCAACAAGATGGGTCTATTGGATTTTAAAAATTTTATAAAAAGTTATAAAGCAACACTAAATCAAGAATATGGTATTGATTTTATCAAAAGTGTTACAGTGCTTCATGATAAGCTTTTAAAGACTCATGATGGAAAAATAAAAAAAGCTGTATATTTTGTTGCTAATGCAACAAATGAAGATCTTTGATGTTATTTGCGTTTAGTAGATAGCTGCGATTTGCTATTAACCCCAGTAGGAGTAAACCTTTAATAACTGTGGTGAAAACCCGAACACAAAGCAGAAAGTGGTGCATTAAACAATGATAACTATAAAAGAAGTAATTCATTCTCTCTTAGCCATAGCCGCTTTAACAAAGTTTATTGCACCCGATAGTACCGTGGATGCATTCGCTTTGAGTTAGAATGTCAACAGAGTAAGACAGAGGTCACTACAATTTACTAGCATATTTCGAAACATGCATGGAGAATGTGTCTAGATTGTATACCCGATACGTAAAACTAATTCTGATACAATTAGGGAAAACCTGTCTATTAGAAAACAAGTTATATGGTGAGGAGTTTAATACAGTTAGCTAACTAAAGACCGAAAGTTAGAAGTGTCGTAAGACATGGGAGAAACCACAAGGTTTGAGATAACCTTATGTATAGGAACGAAGTTATATAACATAATGAGTAACGCAATGGGTGGAATTCCCAGGGTCAAAAAATAACTCTGTTAAGGTTACCGATGAAATGCTAAAAATTAGGATACAATGCTATGTGGGAGGAAAGTTGAGAATTCATTTTCTCAAATATTTAAGCACCAGTGCATTTGACTGGTAACGATAGAGGAGGTATACGTTATAGTGATTCAGAACGTATAATAGAGAGGAAAACGATGATTTTTAGATTCCTAATTAATTAGGTGACGTTGGTACTTACGGTAGAACAAAAAGTACGGCTGCTCCCATCTTATAATGGATAGATGGATTAGAACGAGATCAAACCCTTTGTTCCGCAATTGACGAAAATAATTATGCCAAAGGCTAATTAGAACAGAGACCAATCGTGAGTAGTAGATATAGCATTATTTTTACCATACTTAAATAAAACTTAAAGTAATCGTAGTCCCAAGAGAAGTTATAATATGCAATGGTATCATATTATATCTAAGTTCAAAGGGAGCCCACCGTAACTGGGATGTCATAAGCTCACAGTGAGTGTCAGACTTCGTGGTTTAAATCCACCGTTGAAATAAGCAATAAAATAAGTCTCGAAAATTGGATAATGTTAATAAATCCATGCCTACATATCAGATTCTGGAGTGTACAGATGTAATAGCCAAAAAACCGTAATGGTCATAAGGATATCTGTATATAGAAGGACAACCTATAGTCACATTAGCATTGACGTGAGGTAGAGGGTGAAATCTACCGTTATTATATGCACCATCACATATAGATACATGTGTGAAATCGAAACTTGTTGTGTATTTCATTAATATACAATTTAATTTACTTATTTTCAAAAAATATCTCAATATATTTCAGAATTTATCGAAGTAAAAGTTAGAGCCTGTGGTGAAATACAGGAGTAAATAGCACTATCTATAAGGGTGGGACATCATATAATAAGCAACATACTGAAAAAGTAAAACATAATATTTGTGTTAACGGCGACATCGTCCGTACAAAAAAAGATACATTCTAAGCTAAGCGAAGAAGAAGGGAACTAAGTAATACGCTTGCATCCGAAGCACACAGAGTAATTAGCGTAAACCTATTTGTATGACTATTGGAGTGTACTTAATAGTTGCTCACAAGGTTCATCGATTATAAGATTGATACGTTATATCCTTAACCAATATAACTTTCTTATAATATAAATAAAAACATCAGAGTAAAATTTTTGGGTTAAAATGTTGTCTACGATAACAATGTGCTCATAAGTTAGTTACTCGTGCTTCAACACAAATGCAATTAAAATTTAGTACCATGCAAAAACAAACTTTTTATCGTTATGATCTTATACAAAGTGATATACCAGAAATTGCTGATAAAAAGGTCATAGTGAAAGATGCTTATGTTGGAGGGATAAAACTTAGATATAAAGTTTCAACAGTTAAAGCGTTGGTATTTAATTTATTTAATAAACAAAAAATAATACAGTTACCAAGATTATCTTTTCATAAATCTACAGAAGAAACTAAAACTTTTTTAAGACCCTATAAAAATATATGGGATGTTAGTAGAAACAAGTTACCAAAATGTTTATGGGGAAATCCAAAAGAAGTTTTAACAAATTTATGGATAGAACTTGAACTGGATTATAAAGATATTAAATCTGGAATAATTCTTCCAAAGAAAGAAATACGAGATACCAATATTACAAAGCATCTAACAAAAAACAAAAAATTATTTTATATAGTCAAAAAACAAATCAAGTAAAATCAAATTAAATTTACGATCATGTCAAAAGAAAAGAACGAAGTAGTTAACATTACATTAAATGTTAAGGAAATTGCAAATGCAGCAAGAAATGCATCTAATCTCGATGACTTAGCTCTTGAGATTGATACCCTAAACCCAAGGGACATTAAGTTGGAACAGAATATCTATACTTTAAAGTCTAAGCCCTGGGACGATAAAGCTAAAGGTAAAAAGAAAGAATTTGCTCCAAAAGTTGTTGGTATCAAGTCTTTTGTTGTAGACAGTCTTACCAACAAAGCAAAAGAGGGTTGTATAACTATCAACGGAGTTATTGATGTACCAAAAGAAGGCAGACGAGTTGTTAAACTCGAAGAATGTCTTTTTGCAACAGAAGAAAACGCACGAGCTGTAGCAAGAGTACTTACTGAAATAGAACTCGAAAGGGCACAGGAAATGGCAGATGAAGCAAATCGTGCTGTAGAAGCCATCAAAATTCAACTCGAAAACGACAGATTTTAATCTGGTTGCTACTCCAGAAATAAACCCAAATGTGTACGGTTAAAGGTAAGCTCGTAAACCGTGGTCGTCATGGCCTAAAAACTTTATGAGACGTGGCGGGGAGTTGGGCGCCCGCTTTCTTTTATCAAAAATTAATCAATTACAATCATGAGAAATCGTTTATTGATTTATTCAATGATGTTTTTGTTTACCTTTATCTTACCATCCTTTACTAAAATTCCGGATAAAGATAATACAGATGACATGGTATTACAAACAGCATCAGACAGCATTACTGTAAATGTACAATTTCAGAATCCACAATTAACCATTACGGATAATAATGGTGTATTGGAAGGGAAATTTAATTTGCAGATGTTAAGTAATAAAGAACTTCTAGAAGTAGCTAAAAACTTTAATGATAATATTACTGTTTTAGCAAAGCTACAAGAAAGGAGGTATGGTCCTGTAATGGACCAATTACAGCAACGTACAGGTTATTCTGTTGGACAGATTAATAAATTTATTCGTCAGAAAAATAACCAAAGTACATGTTTAGCAGTAGGTTCTATTTTATCTATGTTTTTACTTATAACACTATATGTTAAGTCATACAGAAGGTTAAATGGTAGTGCTATTGCTTATGTATTTATGTTGTTTGTATGTTATTTAATAATATTATTAGTAGCATCTCTATTATGGCCGGCTCTAATGGGGCAAGACTATGTAAGATTCTATGAACTTATTAAGTTATCTCCTTAATGTTAAAGAATATTATCTACCTCACATACCGTAATCGTAAGAAAATTGCGGAAATGTGTGTTTCATTATTACCACGGGTGGGTTACGCTAGAGTAACCCGCTCTGGTATAGTAATTCTGAAAAAATCTAAATGGTCACTTTTCAGAAAAAGGATACCAGTAACAGACATAATTATTAAATATATACCTATAGAAGTAGGTAAACTTATATGTAAAAAAGCAGACCGTGCTGTATATGTAAGTTTATTTAATGATAAAGTCGCCACTATCGTCAGTCTTACTAGATATTGCGACCGTATGGATCTATTAGATGTTGTATACAAAGAGTATATGAAAGCATGTATTATAGTAGAACCAGAAAGTGTTGACATTGTAGCAGACTATAAAGAACCAGTAATAGCAAGATATCAATCGTTTAAAGTTGACAAAACTTTGAATGGTATGAAACATGCTACAAATAGCCACAGGCTATCAGACAAAGTGAAAAAGTTAAAATCTAAATTAGTGGACCTACAAAGAGTAGTGCCAATTATTAGTTTACGAATAAAAACAGAGTAACTTCAATTGTACAGTATATTAATATACATCCGCTCTAATAGGCGGATGTTAAACTTGTTTCTTAGCACCGTCAAGTGGTTACAAGTGTAAGTATGCATTTGCAGAAACTAACGCTAAGTAACAAAGTAATCAAAAATGGTTGTAACCAAATCGCAGTTTTTACGTATAAAGACTGTTAGGGGTTACCTAAAGGTAACCTATGTATAACCAAATTTGATATTATGAAAAAATTGCTATGGGTGATCCTTCTAGCATTTAGTAACCTTATTTCATATGCTCCAGATACCAAGTCTAATTTTAACGAAAGTATCCAAAATACCGCTTTTATAGCAGTATCTGAAGTTATGAGAGAAAGTTATGTTATTTATAATCCTTTAATTGATGCTATATTCTTTATTGAATCTAGTAGAGATACATCAGCATATAACTCAAAAGAAAATGCTGTTGGTGGGTTACAGATTAGACAATGTAGGATTGATCATTATAACAAATTGACTAATAAGAATTATACATTGAAAGACATGTATGATTTTGATAAGGCTAAAGAAGTATTTCTGTATTTTACAGACCATGATTGGAGAGGTAATCAAATATCTCAAAAATCATTTGAAAAGGCTGCAAAAGACTGGAACGGTAAGGGACCTAAAACAATAGACTATTGGAATAAAGTTTCTGCTATTCTTAATACTGCTTAGCACTTTTTGATTACTTTGGAATAAAATCTAATCGCTTGGTATGTAGATTATAAAACAAACAGGCTGTTTTATTTCAAAATCAAATAAGTATGAAAAAAAGAGTACAATTATCAACAATAATAAAAATCAAAGACTCGCTTGAAAAGCTTATCCAAAATTCAGAAGAATATGTGTTAAATTATAATAACACAGAAATGAAAGTTGAAAAGTCGTTAGAGACTATCCAACTAGCTGAAGAAGCTTTGATACCAATCAAAGAAACTATTCAAGAAGCTAATAAGGGCAAACACGAAGATGGAAAAACTAACAATTATTACATCTATAAACTGTCCAACCTTAATGGAAAAAAGAAGTTCTTATTGAATGTCAAGGAAAAAGCATCGGATAAAGCTCAATTAGATAAATCCGGAATAGATGATAAAATCGCAACAATCGATAAAGACATCAACGAGATTAGAACAAAACTTTCTAATTTTAATACAAAGGAGGTATCAATAGAAGTATCTGAAGATCTAAGCAAGTTAGGTTTAAATATTTAATTGTGTTAAGGGCTCTGTAATGGAGCCCTTTTCATTTATTCATATTATTTGATACATACTATCGACATATAAAATCTTAAAACATGAATTTAAGAAGACAACAAAATCAACAGAATTTACGAATGATCAAACAAGTTCGTAAGGAAATCAATTTAGGGAAATTGCCTATAAAACCTAAAAAAGTTGTACGCATTAAACCCAGGTTACGTATAATAGGATATGATACAATATCTGGTGACCCTATACACGGAACACCTCATAAGAATAAAGTGTCTACAAAAAAGACTCTTTATTTAAAGAACACTCATATACTATTTCTTTTATGTTATGAACCAAAAATGTCAAAGAAACGATTACGCAAAATTGACAGGGAGATATTTAAAATAAATCTCCACAATGGTAAAAAATATTTAAGGGATGGTATGAATTGTAAAAAATATCACAAATCACAACTTAAAAAATCAGCATAAATGGCATCAACCACAAGAGGACAAGATAGAAAAGCTCTTCAAAAAATCAATGAAGAATATCAAAAAGTAAAAAAAGCTTTAGATAATATCACGGCTGTATCAGTTCAAAATGTAACTAGTCTGGAAAAATTCACTATTAAAGAAAACAAATCTTTAAAAGAGGAATGTACAGCTATATCACAGTTTGGGGATCTTCATGTAGATGAAATAGTAAATCCTGATATAACTAATGGGTTAAATAAATATAATCCAGAAATAGCTAAAATAAGAACTGAAAAATTTTTCTCTAGATTAATTTATATGTTAAGGGTATATACAAGATCTGGAATAAAAATTAACAATTTAGTTTTACATTTAGTTGGAGATTTTATATCAGGTTGGATACATGAAGAATTAGTACAAACAAATAGATTGACCCCTATTCAAGGTACTTTATTAGCCGAAGAGTTACTTATTCGTGGAATTAAAACTCTTGCAGAATATGAAAACTTAAAAGAAATAATAGTTATATGTACTACAGGTAATCACGGAAGAATAACAAAAAAGAACCAATTCAAAAATTCTGTTTCAACTTCTTTCGAATATATTATGTATAGTCATTTACAAAGTTATTTTAAAGAACAAGGGTATACAAACGTTACATTTGTAATTAATGAATCGCCATATACATATTATAATATATATGGTAAAATTAATAAATTCTCACATGGTAATCATTTCCAATATCAAGGCGGTATTGGCGGCATAGAAGTACCGTTAAAGAAATGGATTCATAGAGAAAACACAGTATTGCCATTTGATATGGCGTGGATAGGCCACTGGCATCAATATTTATGTGGCAATAAAGTTAGAATAAACGGTTCAGTCATAGGATATAATGAAATGGGTAGGGCATATGGATTTACTCCAGAATCACCCCAAATGCAATTCCAATTATTAGACAAAAAACGTGGATATACATGGAATTGCCCAATTATATTAACAGACTGGGCTTAACATTAATCATACATAAATCATAACAAAATGTCAACAAATAAAAAAACACGCAAAGAATTACTTGATATTGAAGTTCGTGTAAATGAACTAGACAGAGCTCAAGCATATTTAAACAAAGAGTTTTATGTAAGTCGTAAAACTCAATTACTTGAAAGAAAAGAAGAGATTCAGGAAAAATTGAATAATCTTGAATTAGCCCCAGATATACAATTTATTATATCTGAAGCAGAAGAAGTACCTTTCGTAGGATAGGAGTAGGGGGTTAATAGCCCCCTTACTTTTACATATTTTGAATTGGAGTATTAATAATACGAAGAAGATTCATTATGACAAAATATAAGAAGAAGAAAAAATATGCAAGAAAGCATGTTTTGAAATGCAAGACCTCTAACATCCGTGGTAGAACTAAGGATACTAGAAAATGTATTAAAATAAAAACTGTAAAGAAAGGCAAGAGTCATATTAGAATACCTTTGTCTTTAAAAGTACAGTTAAAAAAAGAAACTCAAGCAGAAAGAGTAATGTATAGAGATGGTTTAGCAATACCAACTTGTACATTAAAGGAAATGCTTAAGACAAAACCTTTAACATTTTTACTGCCAGGTCAAGAAACAGGTAATTATGCAATACGTACTATTAATTATAATTACAGATCATATGACCCTAAATCTAAAAAAAGTATAGAGAAACCATTACATTTAAGAGTAACTGTATTACCAAAAGTTGGTGATGAATTTGAACATCGAGTCATTGTTAATGGAGTAATGCAACGACGTTTGATATATGGAACTTTTCTATATAAAGCATGGATTAAATTACCAAATGAAGTTAATCAATGGTGGAGAGATTTTAATCAAGATTGGCGTTGGCTATTAGGGCTAAATGATCCAGAACCTTCCCCATGTGGTTATGATTTTTTATGGCAATATTTATTGGAACCAACATCTGTAGAAGATAAAAAACGAAATACACAACATACTACGGGTAAATGGCCTAATCATCAAATTCCAATTGCACCTAGAAAACAAGTATTTATAGGTGAAGGGGAAAAAATCTTTATAACTAAAGATGGTAAACCCTATACAAAAAAGGTAAAAATATATGCATGGATGGATAATCCAGCAAAGCCGGCTGAAAAGAAAAAACAAATACCAAAACTTAACAGACCTAACAGACCAGATGTAAAGAAAAAGAAGAAGGAAAAACTTGTATGCGTTAAAGATTTAAATACAGGGGAAATAGAACGCATTACAAAATCCGAAGCCCTTAAATTAGTAACAACTGGTAGTCATTATGATTACTGCAAAAAAGTTGAGTGGAAAAAATATCACAATATAGACTTAGCAGAAAAAGATTTATATTGGAGTGATAAGCCATTTTCTACAAAAGATGAAGAAGGTAATGAAATAGTTACAAATTCATTTATTCCAAAAGTAGAACAAAAGAAAGTTCTACCACTCAAGTATGTTACAATTAACAAGAAATTAGTTGGTATAGATAAACCAATTAAACATCGCTCTACTCCTTTATATGACAGACATTCTAAACGTCAAATTATTGAAGTCGAACCGCAAGTTGAAAATATAAGATATGAACCAATAAAATCTGGTAAAAAATATCACGGTGAGATGGAAATAGCAGACACACAAGCAGAAAAGGTTGAATGTAAAATACAGATACCGAAGTATGCTTATTTGAAGAATTCTGAAGGCAAAATATACAAGAAAATATTTGTAGAATTAGTTGATAAAATTGAAACTTTTTACAGGTATCCACGTATAACATATAAGACCATAATAACCAAGCAGTATCCATCGGAACTGTGTGAACGAAGAAGAATAATAAAGAAGAATATGAAGTTGCTTCAGGAGCAACAGGAGAAAGAGAAACAGACAGAAAAACAACAAAAGGAGAGTAAGACTAACTCTGCGTGAGCCTGTACTGCTCTCCTTTTTAATTTTTAAAATATGATATGGATCTATGATATAGAAACTTTTGAAAATTATTTCATGGTTACTTTCAAAAATCCAAAATCTCAAGAAATTAAAAAATTTATCATATTTGAAGATATTAACCAAGGAGAGGAGTTAATCAAGTTTATATTTGATAATTCCTCTTCGTGGTTTATAGGCTATAACTCATTTAATTATGATAATCAGATATTAAATTATATATATATTAATTCATTTGATATAAGTACACAAGCAAGTTATATTTCTACCAGAAATATAAATGCATTATCAAATAGAATAATATTTGACAAACTATCTGAATACAAGTATAATCTACCATTTAAATCAATTGATTTGATGAAAATAGGCAGATATAAAAAATCATTAAAACTACTTGGCGTATCTCTTAAATGGCATAAATTACAAGATATGCCTATTTATAATACAAGTATTGTAGATAAGAGCCAAATAGATTTAATAGCAAATTATAATTTAAATGATGTATTAATAACAGAGAGGTTATATGAGCATTTAAAAAATGCAATAAAGTTTAGACATGAATTGTCTAAAATTTATGAAGTAAACTTATATAATGAATCTGATACAGGTATAGCCGATAAACTACTAGAAAAATTCTATTCAGAAGTAACGGGTTTAAAACCTAAAGATTTTAGAGATTTACGAACAGAACGTAAATTTATTAAGTTTGACTGGGTGGTATTTGATGATGTGCATTTTGATTCTTTAATACTAAATGAATTATTAGAAAAGGTTAAAGAACACATATATTACAAAGACCAACCATTCTTTTCTAAAAAAATAATCTTTGATGGTGTAACATATAAACTTGGTATTGGGGGACTTCATTCCGAAGACGAACCAGGTTTGTTTGAAGCAAATGAAAATATGTCAATAGTTGATGCAGATATAGGTAGCATGTATCCAACAACTATGATAAATCATAAATGTACACCAGAACATCTTGGTATAAAATTCTTAAAGAAATTTAAGCAAATTAGAGATGACAGATTAATAGAAAAGAGTAGAAATAATAAAACAAAATCAGAGGGATTAAAACTAATAATGAATGCAGCTATTGGTAAGACAAGAAACAAATATTCATTTCTATATGACCCACTAGTTAATTTGCAAATCACAATAAATGGACAATTATATGTGTTAATGTTGATTGAAAAAATTGTAAAGGCAGGTTTTAAAGTTATATCTGCCAATACAGATGGTATTATAACATTAATTGATAATGAAAATTTATATAAAGAGATTTGTGAAACTTGGGAAAAAGAAACTGGGTATACTTTAGAATATACTTACTATAAAAAGTATATTCGTAGAGATGTTAATAATTACCTAGCAGTAAAACTAGATGGTAAAGTTAAAGAAAAAGGGGTATTTACTAAAACCACACCAAAAGAGTTTAATAATGGTACAGACCCATTAAATAGAGGTTGGGATAAACCAATAATATCGATAGCACTATATGATTATTTTATACATAATATACCTATAACAAAAACAATAACAGAACACAAAGATATTAATGATTTTTGTATTGCCAAAAGGATAGACGATAAATTTACAAATGAATTTCACACAATAAAAAATGGCATATATAGTAAAGAAATACTACAAAGATCTGTAAGGTATTATGTATCAACAACTGGTGGTGTATTACTAAAAACTTGTAATGAAGAAGATAAAACTAATAATTATGAAGTTAATAAAAAAGTAATGATATTTAATAATTATTGGGAATCTGCAAATGAAAGTATGCGGATGCTACATTATAATATAGATTATAGTTATTACATTAATAATACACAAAAGATTATTGATTTAATTATTAATCCACAATTAACTCTATTTTAAAATGAAAAAAGTTAGTTTCGATTTTGACAATACCTTAGAGTTTCAAAGTATACAAAATTATGCAAAGAAACTAATGGAAGAGGGAATAGAAGTACATATTGTTACAAGTAGATATGAAGATCCAAGTAAATATTCTTTTGAATGTAACCACGAGGATTTATTTGAAGTTGTAAATAAGTTAGGAATAAAAAAAGAAAATATTCATTTTACAAATATGGAAAGTAAATGTAATTTTTTTCTGAATAATCCTGATTTTATATGGCATCTAGATGATGACAATTTACAAATTATAATGATAAATAGTAATACCAAAGTAAAAGGGATATGGAGTTTAGATGGAAACTTTATTTATCATTGTAATAAAACATTAAACATAAATACAGAATAATATGTTATGTTCCTATTATATAGACAGCTTTATAGAATTTGCAGAAGATTATCCACATAACAAATTACTGTTATTAGAATATGATAATGATTTCGATATAATGGATACAATATCCTTTATACCTACAAATTCTCCATCCAGTAAAGAACTACGATTAGCTTTAGATTTAATAGATGAATTATACCCTTTATTTGGGGTATTACCTATTACAGATAAAGTTGATGCACTAAAAGAAGTATTCAAAATGAATACTACAGTAGACAGATTACAAAGACTACATTCCCACAAAGAAATAGTTTTTAAATCTGTAATAACAATCAAAAATAACAAAATAAAATTTATACGGGTATTAAAAAAATAACAAACATTTTCATTCTGTATCAAATATTCTACCTATTAAACTTAAAACATAATGATAATAGAAGTAGATTTAAAGTATTTAACAGAATGTAGAATATCCGTTCACCAATATGTAATATTAAAGCTTGCTTATGAAGGTGAATTAAAACTTTTGGAAAGATATTTAAGAGCTTCATCTACTCTAAATAAAATTACAGAAGATTTAGAACATCTTTATGAAACTCAATTTATTGAGAATCCGCCCAATGTAAATGCAATACTAACATCCATAGAAGTTACCGATAAATTTGTCAATCTTTTTCAGTCTAAACTAGATTCCTTTGAGGAGTTGTATAAAGCGTTTCCTGTTAGAGTTTTACGACCAGACGGTAATTACGATTATTTAAGAGTAGATCATAAGCGAAGCAACCTTTTATACCGCAATATTGTAGGTGCAGATTTAAAAAAACACGAGTTATTAATGAAATGTTTAAAACTAGAAGTTGAAGACCGCTCTCGTAGAGGTCAATTAGCTTTTATGAAACGTATGCCAGCGTGGCTCTCATCAGAAGCATGGAAAGTATATGCAGACGCTGACCGAGGGGGTCAAGTCTCTACTCAAAATGAAAATTTAACTGGCTATGGAACAGACATTGAATAACATACTACAATATAAACATATTAAAGAGCCTACTACCGAAATACTAAAGTATATTGATAACAGACGAACAGGAGTTAGCAAGTCGTTAAGAACTCGGTGGCAGAAATTTAATAGAACGTGTATGGGCGGTATTGAACCTAATGTTATTTACACCATTGCAGGTATTAGTGGTTCTGGTAAATCTTCATTCGTCAATAGTCTGGAAACAGATTTATTTGACTTGAATAAAGAAGAAGAATTAATAGTACTATCGTTTAGTTTTGAAATGTTAAGTTCTCGTCAGATAGGACGTAAACTATCTTACAAAATGAGAAGAACTACCAGTGAACTGTACACTGGTACGGAAAATACAAAAGACAAACTAAGTGAAGATGATGTAAATCTCATTAAAAAACATGCAGAAGTAATCAGCAAATACCCTATTTATTACGTAGATAGTCCTGGTACTGTTGATGAAATACGGGACACAATCAAACACTTTCAATATTCAATAGCTCATAATAAGTGGTTATTGGTTATACTCGATCACACTTTATTAACCAGGGGTTCCTCTGGGGATAGGGAAAGGGGTATATTACACGAGCTACAAAAGGTATTTATTGAAGCTAAAAAAGTAGGTAAAACTACAATTATACAGATTAGCCAAATGAATAGAGATATTGAAAGCAGTGAGAGAATCGCAAATAGAAATATGCATTATCCAATGCGTAAAGATATTTTCGGTAGTGATTCTATATTTCAAACTTCTGATTATGTTGTTGTATTACATAGACCCGAATTAATAGGAATAAATGATTATGGACCAGGTACAAAAGACTATCCAAGCGGTTTGCCTGTACGAGATATGGTTTATATGCATTTTCTAAAAAATCGGGAAGGTGAACCCAAAATATTAACATTTGTTAACAATCTCAAATACAATTCTATAGAAGAGTATAAGAGAGGTTAAAAAGAAAGGTATCACATGAAAAATTATTTAAAATTATCAAATTTATCAAACGCAGTTGAGCGTATAATTCCTTGTTTAAGTTCAAATAACAAGAGCAAAAAAGTTAAGAAAGAAAAATCATTTGTTGTATTAAACAGTGATAATAATGATGGTTTCTATGTAAGGAGACTTACAAAAGAAATTAACAGGTTCGGTTTAAGCGAGCAACCTAAGATTCTTCGCAAGAGGAGTTTGAAGAATATTTATAAGGGAGACCTTATAGTATTTGGTGATTGCAATGGAACTATTGACTATGATTATAGAGTTGAAACTAACGTTGACAACCTTGATCATTTAGATGGACGCCAGTTTAAAGCGTATGATCTTATTAACGATTTTGACAAGATTTTAAAAAGGTTAGGAAAATACGTTGCTGCAAACGACGAAAGATACATCGCCGTTGATGATGAAGATGAGCCACGAGTAACTGAAATTAACGTTGATGTTACTGTGTCGAAAAAGCACCCAAAAAGTTATGTGCCTTTAGCCATACTCTTAAATGATGTATGTGAAGAGAAGGTAACTATCTTTGATAACTGGGTAAAAGTTGGTTACAACCAATATGATATTTATGTCGATTTCTTTGGTAATGAATTTGTTTACATTGGCGGAAACAAATACTTTGTTAAGGAAGACCGTTGGGGACGTAAGTATCTGACTAAATAAATAGTTTAGTAAACAAATGAGTTGTAACACACAGTTATCGCAGGTGCGAATTATAATCAAAGTTCCGTCCAAAAGAACACCGATACCACTGAGGTTCCGCAAGGAAACCCAAGAGCAATATCAGTTAGTAGTTCGGTGTGTTACAACTTATTAATAAATTTTAATAAGTAAAAAAAGAATGACCACAGCATATCAATTTGCATTAGTTGGTATGTCTGGGCGAGGTAAGACAATGGCATTTAGAAATATGGACCCTGATACAACAGGTTTCGTAAATATGGAAAATAAACCGTTGCCATTTATTAATCGCTTCAAACACTATAGTGCTCCTACAAGTTGGCAAGAATGTTATCAGAAACTTATCGAATATGCAAAAAACAAGGAGATAAAAGTCGTAATACTAGATAGTTTTTCGGCTTATCTTGACAGTGTTTTAAAGACAGCCAGAGACACAAAACGAGGTTTTGATGTCTGGAATTTTTATAATGAAGAAATCGGTAAACTGTTATACGTAGTAAAGAATTATAATAAACATCTTGTTGTAACAGCCCATTATGAATGGGTTGAAACAGATGAAGGTGCTATTGAAAAACGTATCATGGTAAAAGGTAAAGAGTGGAAAGGTTTTGTTGAGAAAGACTTTACTGTAGTACATTATGCAGATATGAACGTTGTAGATAAAAAGCGTAATTATTTTATTACACTTAACTCTGATGGAAAGAGTTCTGCAAAAACACCACCCATGTTTCTTGATGATGAAAGTCAAGAGAAAATGGAGAACGATTATTCGTTATTTATTGCCAAAGTAAACAAAATATTAAATAATTCAGGAGTATAATATGTCATATATTGTAAACAAGTCTGTCAATTCAGAAGCAAGACAGGCAAATTTCTTAGATGTAGGGATTCATGACAACGTTGAACTAAAATCTATAGAATATAAAATTAGTCCAAATAACAATCCGTTTTTAGTACTTACTTTTGAAAAAGAAGGTAAACTATTAACTCACACAGAATATGAACCCAAGGACAGGGATGGTAATATTCTAGAAAACAAAAAGCTTAATCAGATTAAAAGACTTAAGCATATTGCAACAAAATTCATATCAGAAGATGACTTCACAATAGATGTTAAAACTTTTGAAGAGTTTTGCCAGAAAGTAATTAGCCTATTAAAAGGCAAGTTTGAAGGTAAGAAAGTTAGAATAAAAGTTGTTTATTCAAATAAGAACTTTACCGCTCTACCAAAATATGTTCCTTTTATTGAACGCATGGACGTAGAAAAATCAGGTCTTGAAATTTTATCAATTGATAAAATGAAGAAAGACATTCCCGACAGAGTTCCTACCACTGAAAATCCTTTTAAAGTAGATATCTCTGATGTGGAACCAGAAGACGAAAACGAATTACCTTTCTAATATATCTCAAGGGGCTGACTAATACTCGGCCCCTTTTATTACACTAAAATGTATAACACTAGAGAAGTAGAAAATAACATCACATTTGATAAAATATTATCAATTATAGATGATTATTATATCTATTGTTATTACTTAGATAAAGAGGTAAAAATAAACAAGCCTATTAGTTCTCCTTTACGTAAGGACAAGCATCCTTCTTGGTCCCTGTATAGAAGTAAGAACGGTATATTAAAATATCGTGACTTTGCGACAGGGGAGTCAGGTAATATAATAAATTTAGTACAGAAGCTATATGAGTTAAATTATGGGCAAGCTTTAAAAAAAGTATGGCAGGATGTAGTTATAAAAAAGCCAGTATCGTTAAGGCGTACAATCAAGAACATAGAAGTCCGAACAAATAAAGAGAATATAATAGAAGTTAAAAGGAAAAATTTTACAGACAAAGATATACAATACTGGTCAAAATATGGTATATCAAAAGACTTATTAAAAGAATATAAAATATTTCCTATACACACATTTTGGGTAAATGGTAATCAATCATTTACTTACACAGACAAGGAACCAATGTATGCTTATAGTATATACAATAAATTCAAGATATATAGGCCATTTTCTAGAAAACTAGAAAAATGGCGAAACAATTGTTCAACTTATGATATACAAGGTTTAGAACAATTAGAAGGTACAGGAGATCTTTTGATCATAACAAAGTCTTTAAAAGATGTCATAGTACTAAAAACACTTGGATTTAATGCCATCGCCCCACAAAGCGAATTGTCTGGTATACCTCAAATAATAATAGACCATCTAAAAATAAGGTTTAAAAACATAATCATATTATTTGATTATGATGATGGTGGTATACAAGGTGCAAAAAAATTATCAGAAAAACATTCATTAAATATAAAGTTTATACCTAAAAAATACCTTGACTTATATCAAATAAAAGATATAAGCGATTTTGTCAAAGAGTTTGATAAAGAAACTGCTTTGGAAATGTTAAAAGAGTTGTTAGATGAACAAGAGTAAAAATAAAAAAGTTCGTAATGCTACACCTCTTGAATATAAGGGTATAACTTTTAAAAGCAAATTAGAATTATATTGCTATAAAAGACTACAAGAATTATCAATAAATTTTACCTATAATTCTGTTAAATTTGATTTATTAGAATCTTTTGTATTCAAAAACAAATGTTATGAATTAATAAAACGAAAGAACTACAAAAAATTCGAGCTAACTAATGCTTTAATAAAGGGTATGACATATACCCCAGATTTTGTAGGCGCTTACCCAAGCGGTCAATTATTTATAATTGAAACCAAGGGTAATCCAAATGATGCATTTCCGTTAAGGTGGAAGTTGTTTAAATACTATTTAACAACTAAAAATATTAATGCAGATGTATTTATGCCTAGAAATCAAAAGCATATAGACGAAGTAGTACAAATAATAAAATCTAAATACGATGTATAATCATATAGCAATCGACACAATTGACGATTCTTTAGACTTCTTCAATGTAAAATCATTTGATTTTAACGAAGAATTACAAATGTATGAATTATTATCCCAGAACAACGAATATCATTTTTTCCAAAAAAAGGATGTTAATAGGATTATAATGTAATATGAAAGAATATTACGATATAAAACGGGTTAGTAATTCATCATTATCATGGTTTCAAATATCTCCTAAGTACTTCAAACTTATGTTTGATAAGGAGATAGAGGAAGATAACAAATTTATATACGAAAAAGGTGAAATAGTACATTGTTTTATATTAGAACCAGAAGAATTTAATAAAAATTATACGTTTTTAGACTATGAAGCACCAAAAAGTCAACAACAAAAAGACTTTTGTGATCATGTAGCAAGATATAAAAATAAACTTAAACCAGATTTACTATTAAGAGCATATAAAGATGTATATGTTAGTAAAGAAAAGGATGAGGTACTGCTTGAAAAAGCAGAAAAACTTGCAAATCAATTTAAAAACTATATAAAATCAATAAAAATATCTACTATTAAAACTGTTTTATCTAAAAATATGGAAAATAAACTTAGTGATATAAAAATTAAGTTAATGGAACATAAAACAGTAAGAGATTTATTATATAATGATAAACAAAACATATTTAATAATGATGAAAATTTAATTATTAAAAATGAATTCCCAATATATTGGACATACCCTAATGGAATTGAATGTAAATCATTATTAGATAGAATTATAATAGATCATAATAGTAAAACAATTAAAATAATTGATTTAAAAACTACTAATTCTTTTGGAGAATTCAAGGATAAATTCTTTGAATATAAATATTTTCGTCAAATGGCTTACTATTGGTTAGCTGTTAAGTGGTATTTTAAAGAAACAAAAATCGAAGGATTTGATGATTACAAAAAAGAAACTTATATAGTGGCCATAAATATGAAAGAGCCAACTGAAATTAAAGTGTATACCATAAAGGAAATTACACTTAATAGAGGTTTAGACGAAATAGAACTAACTATGAAACAATTAAAATGGCACTTTGATAATAACTTATGGGATTACCCACAGGTTTATTATGATGGTGTAGGCACTGAAGAATTATAAAATGAACTACTTAGATACTTTTAGCACAACAATAAATTTTATTGCGCCGATGGTATTTAAAGATAATATAAAACATTCAGACACATTCCCTAATATTCACAATACGTATTTGTCTATCTTTGATAAACCAGAATATGATAATAAAATAATATTTGAAGTCAAAGATAATTTTGACTTAAATTTATGTACAGAAGGGTTGTTTATAAAGAACATACGTTACACAGATAACTCTGCACTGTACATATTTGAAATACCAAAAGAGTATAAAGACGACCTATATTTAATTATTAATGGTAAGTATTCTAAACTGTCAGAGAAGTATAAAAGAAAATTATTATATTTCTGGTCTGCTGATAAAGACAGCATTTTATTTGGCATATTATTTAAAGATAAACACAAAGTGTTTACTGCAAACGAATACTATGCTAATAAATATACAATAGACCATGCAGAAGAATACTATATAAAACCATTCTATATAGAATTAATATATGGTATACGATAATAAAAGGGGGCTATATGCCCCCTTAACTTTTAATATATGAAGATATATAAAGTGGAAAAATTAACTAATTACATTATAAGTAAAGTATTAAGAAATAACATTGCCAAATTTAATAACAATAGTGAGTTACTTATTAAAGTAAAAGCAAAGTTAAACGAAGAGATCTCAGCACGTCTCTGTGTGTTACCTGATGATAATCACACATTTGATGAACTGGTTAGTGCAATAGAGAGCCAGATTAATATTAGCGAATTTATAAAACAAATTGAAGAATGAACAAAACAGACATCCTTATTCAGAAAGATCAAGAATTAAAAAGACTTAACGATCAGATATTAACTCTGACAGAGAAGATTGCAAATCTACAAATCTCTATAGGCTCCAAAGATGAAGTGCTTAAGTCTAAAGTACACGAACTCGAAAGAGAATTAGAACTTGCTAAAGATCAGCAAAAGGTTATAGTTGGCAGTACAGAACAAATTACTGAAAAATACTGTAGTAACTGTGGCTATACTGGAAATACTACTAGTTCTTATTGTCCTCATTGTGGTCAGTTTTTAAGTAAGAGAACTAAATCAGGAAAGCCTATTTACAAGAACCTTGATTCTGAATTAGCAAACATCAGGAAAGATGTTGAAAAACAGACTAAAAAGTCTATTGCAAGTTTAGAAGATTTACAACTTGATCTTGAGATTAAGATTGAAACTCTAGAAAACGAAGCAAAACGTAAAGACAAACGTCATTCTAATGAGATAGAAGATCTTCAGTCAAAGAATCTTGATCGAATCAATAAGTATAAAGAAGAAATTCAGGAACTTAGAGAAGAGATGAATAAGATTAAGAAGAATAAGACTGAGGCCGAATTAGAAGCTAAACGTTTAGAAGAAGTTGAAAAGTTAAAAGCTGCAAATGAATTGCTTGTAACTAAGTTAGCTGAAGCTGAAAAGTTAGGTTTCTGGCGTAAGTTATTCCGTAAGTTATTCGTTGAAAGAGCTGCAAGGAAAGAAGCTATTATAGAAGTACTTAAGGCTAATGAATTAACTAATAAACTCGAAAATACTAGAAATAGTTATTGGAGAAGGCTTAAAGGTTATGTATATACATACACTAATTATGATGGCATTGATGTTAAATGTAGCAATGATTAACGTAGAGGCCATTTACATGCGTTTAGAGACACGATCTGTAACTTAGGTATATTTCCATATGCTTGAAAAAGAAAGTGTCTTAAATCGCTTTAAAATAAGTAAAACAGGGGGTATGTAACAATACCCCCAATTTTAATCATAAATCATATGTTTTTAGTACAAGAAGATAAAATTAACAAATACGAGGTTGTACCAAGGAAATCTGCAGATGTAAAATCTACATTAGAGGCAGGTGTATATAATATAAAAGTTGAAAGATCACCATGGTCTGGGACTCATGTATTCCTGGAGTTAAACAACAGATACAAATCAGGTAAAGAAATAAACACAGGTGTATTCAAAGAAGCAAGGGAACATATAAATTTCTTTATTGATCCTATAGCACATGAGGCTAGAATTGACTTAGGATTAATGCATAAATTAGCATTAATATTTAACGGTGGACCTGGTACTGGTAAGACATATTTAGCAGGACAGTTAATGGAAGTATTAGTAAGAGAAAAGAATGCTATATGTATTATGAGTAAAGGTGAACCTGCTGCAGACTTACACGAAGTCATTGACATGATAAGAATTGAAGACCCTGACAGATTTATAGGAATCTTAATTGATGAATATGAAAAAAGTAAAGGGGACGACCTTGACATGTTAAGTTTCTTAGATGGTACTAACAGCAGAAACAACATGGTATTAATAGCAACCGTAAACTCTACTAAGAGATTACCTGAAACAATCATTAACCGCATAGGTAGGATTGAAAGAGTATATAACTTTGATACAGAGGATACTGAAATTATTAAAGCCATGATTGAATCTGTTATACCTGATAAATACAGAGACCAAATAAAGGCTGAAGATTTAGCTTTAGAATTTATTGAATATGGCATTAAACCATCAATAGACTTTATAACAGTACTTATACGAAATAAAGTATATGAATTAAAGTCAGGTAAAGATGCACCATTACTATTGGAAAATATTAAAAAGTCCAAAGAACGTAAAGATAAGAAAAAGAAAGTTATTGGATTTGAAACTCCAAAAGATAACAGAGCCGAAGAAAGTGAAGTTGAAAAAGAAAAAGCCGTAAAGCTTGAAGAATCCAAAGAAGCGGGTGAGGAAATAATGACAATGCTTGTCCAAGGAATGATGCACCCAAGACGAAGAAACTAGTAGTAGTGAACTAGTGAATTAGTGGAAATGAAGAAGGGGGTCTAAAAGACCCCCTTTGACATTTCATTTTTAATCATTCCTAAACCAACTAATTTGCTGTTCTATATCTCGTGCTTTATATATTTGTTTATATATTGGTATAAAGTCAAACATTATTTTCTTTAATTTTAATTGACCTTTCCAAGGACCTCGTTCATATAATTCAGCAGGATGGGATAACTGACCAGCTAAGTCTATCAAATTTTGTAGTACTGCCATTGATGCCATTGGTGATCGTAATATAGACCAGGCTTCATCAATTTTAGGTGTAAAAAATAACAATTCTGCACGCAACCTATAACTTTGATAAGCTAAAAATGAAATCAACCATTCATCATCATCATCGTCACCTGCTTTAGCTAATGCTGATGCAGCAATAATAGCACCTATAACAAACGTAGCCTCTGCTAAAGTTCTACGAATATTAGCTTTTTCATGGTCTGATAAAGCTGCCCAGTTTTCTGACATTAATGCAAATTTTAGGCCAAACAAATCACGCCAGTAATTTCTAAAGAATTTTATTGTACTAATATAATTACCTTCTACATACTGACCAATTCGTTCTATATACATTTCACGACCCCATCTACGTCTGAAACCAGGTACAACAAACTTCCTAAACATATAAGCCATACGACCAAGTGCTGTTCTTTGAATAGCAACTCTACCCAATTCAGAATATTCACCGTGCATTCTAGACAAAACACCTTTTATTTTTTGTTTAAATGCTTGTATATCTTTTGCTGTCCAATTATTTTTTACAAGAAATTTTTGATAATCAACAGCAGACATAGAAGACTCTTGTTTTAATTTAAGTCTGCCATTGACTACTTCATATTGATTAAACAATGTACCCACATCGTTGCCATTTAAATCAACCATGTGTTTTTCCATTAACATAGCTAACAGGAATCTATTCTGTAGCCAATGTTCACCAGCATGTTGTACAAAGTATATAGATGTATTCTTTAAAAATTTCCCAGTAGCAGTATTAGTAGTAAACATTGTTTCAGATATGTCTTCATCTAATACATTAAATTCTTGGTATAACAATCCCGGTAGTGTTTTTGGTACATTGCGACCTACATCACCTAATACTTGTGGTAGAAATTGTGTATATAAAGCAGCCGCCTTAGTATAAGATTTAGCAGATACATATTCGTGTGCTATAACCTCAATACTTTGCATAATTTCACCAATTAAAACGTTTGCAAAACCTTGTACAATATTACCACCTAATAAGTTTAAAGAAGTGTACCTGTTAAGTAGGTCTACACTCTTCATAATATCTATGGATTTTTTATCACTAAGTCTTACTAAAGCCTTTTCATCCTTAGTATACTTGCCATACAAAGCCATCTCAAACCAATCATTTAACATCTCTGCTAATGTAGTTCTATCCTTATATACAGGTTCTTTGTCCTCATCAGTATTACCAGATGTTTTTAGTACATCTTTAAACACACTGCGTTTTAATGCACGACGCTCATTAATAAAATAACGAGTCATTTCAAGTTCTGGTAATATGTTACGTTTTGCACGATAGTCGTTTGCAGATTCCCAAAATTTAAAGTATATACCAGCAATATCATAAGATTGATTCTCTGGTTCTACTTTTGCTGTATAATATACAGGTATAAAATATTTAACCCTACCAAACTCATTAGTTGTTTCTTTACTACCACGTTCTACATCTTCTGGACGTACAAAAAATTCTACATCAAAATTATTTTTGGCTATTGTAAAAGGATTTTGCCCGGCTTTAATACGTTCATTATTTAATTTTATAACACCTGGAAGTCTATCAAACAAACGATACCCATTTGGTATCATATAATTAGCTTGATTTGCTATCTCTTCTATCTTTGTGTAAAATATAGCATATGGATTTTTTGAATCTTTTAAAGCCTTATATTGAGCATATAGAGATTGTTTTGTATCTATACCACACAGCTTCATAAAATCATCCCATTCCTTATTACTATACTTTTCACTATATATATAAAACAATTTAACATTTTTACCAAACCAGTTCTCAATAGCATTTTTTGCCTCATCATTAAGATCTTCCATACGTATAATATCGTTTATACGAAGCATGGATCGACCCTCAATGTACTCTAGAATACCCTGAATTTCTTTTACAGATATAATTTTACTAACTCTAAGTTCATTAAGAAAGTCTTGTAGACCTTCACGAAAAGCATCATCATCAAATTCCCTATGCATTTTAGCAAAGGATTTTACAACATCCGCAGTTTCTTCTTTAGTTCTACTAAGTTTGTTCTCTTTCCTTATATTCTCTATATCTTCCCAAAATGTACTTTTATAAGGGCGTAATAGATATTGAGTAGTTTTACCTTCTTCATCGTGTTCTAACATAAACGAATAGAAACCCTCTTCAGATGAAAACACCTTCTTATTACGATGTTTCATTAACTCTTCTAAGGCATCTGCTATTTCGTATTTTTTATCAATGGCTGAAAGTCTAGATAATTCCTCTGCTGTCATAAATGCCGAAACTAATGCAGATGCAACAGGATCAGATGAATCTAACATATTATCAAGCCATCTGGTTAACTCACCAATATCTCTAGAAGCAATTTCTAATTCTTTATATAACAGATTAAAAGTTTCCTTATCTACCTTAGCACTTTGCCCTTTCATACCCTTCTCTACATATTCTTCTATAGTACCGAATTGCTTTTCAAATTCATCTAAGGACATCTTACCTTTTTTAACTTCTTGA